TTCATCTTCATCTTCCGATGATTCTGCGTCTTCGTCTTCAATTTCAAATTCAACAAGGCAGTCATTGCCTTCCTCGTCTTTTTCAATTTTAAGGGCAGGACGATCAAACGCTTCGCCTTGCAACTTAAAATCTTCCGCTATCTCTGCGTAGGTCGTGCCTTCCGTGAATGCGCCATCATCCGACCAGAAGGTGATCTCACCGTCTTCGTCGTAAAACACTTCACGAATGGTGTAAGAATTTTCCGAAAACTCTTCAGTTTCGTTCTTTGGTTCCAGAACAATGCGGTAGTTCCAAGACATGGGTTTGGCTCCTATGGTGTAAACATCCGCGCTAAATTCCGCTTTTGGCTCCATGCCAAAGGTAAAATTGGCGGTCAGGGTTTGAACTTTAAGGGACATTTGAATCTCCTGTTAAAAGGCAGAACCACCATAGAAAACTAATTCATCAAATTAATGACAGAGTGCATCACTTATCCTCCTTCAATGCGGCACGGCACACAGCCAAAAACAAGTGGTCCTTTACTTGTTGGAATTCTGGCAAAAATTTATATTCGCATATGCAAGGGTGTTCTTTTTTATCAGCGTTTTTATGTGGCCCCCACCTCCATCCATCCGCTAATTTATCTTTTAACCAATTAATGTGGCTATCTTCTGGCATTGTATTTGGGTTTTCAGCATGAAACTTCACGCCGTTAATCGCGCTATCTTTTTGCCATTGCGGGGCGTCATTCCATGCCACCTGACTGTCATCTCCAATAAACAAACAATAGGCACGATTTACTTCATGTGCGATTTTAGCAATATCTTCGTATGTCATCACTCACTCTCCTTCAGTGCGGCACAGGAAAGAACCCATGCAAACGCTGCTTTTACCGTTCTCATTTCTTGCTGTGTTATTTCGCCAAGATGCAAACGAATTGTTTGATTGTCCGCGTTTAACGCTTCCCGCAACCGCTCAATATAATTTTTTGAATCACGCGATAACTGGTCTTTGCCATTAAACCGCAAATGCTCATCTAACTGTTCAACAATATCCATCACTCACCCTCCATTGCCGCAGGTTTACCTATATCCAACCACTGGCGAACTTGATCTTTAAACAATTTATTTTCTTGTTGTGCTTCGTATAGCCATCTGGCTTGCATGATGTTGGTTTTCCGCAATCGCTCAATTTCGTCGGCAGCTTCATCATAAATATCATTGTTCCCCCAACCAAAAGATAGCCAAGTAATTGCACGTTTACGCAACCGTTCAACAATGTCAGTCATTTCGGCGGCTCCGTTAAATGCATCCAATGAGACGGCGTGTTCTTTTCATTCAGCGGATATAAAATACCGCCTTCTGCAATGCTCCAATTGGAGCAAAATTGTGAACCACGATAAAGGCAAATGTATCGGTGCCACCCAAATTTGGGGCCAAGATTTTTTGCTCCGAGAAAAGGTTTCCCGTCCTTTGGTGCTGTTTCTATTGGTTGCCATTCAGTCATAACAAACTTTCTTTCAAATCAATAAATTTTTGTCGTTGTTTTGGATGAACTTCTACTCCAACATATTCAAACTCATCTAATATTTTTAAACATTCATCATAAAATTTATTTGCTTCACACGCATTTAATTGATCCAATTTGTTCGCAAAATAATAAGCGGCTATTATGCTTAATTCTTTTAATTTTCTTAATGATGCAAGATTATAAACACGAATTTTTTCATATTCAGTCATTTTGGCGGCTCCGGTAATGGCATCCAATGGGTGGCTGTAATACTGGAAACGCAACATCCGCATCCATTATGCTTTGGCTCCATTCCAAACGAGTTCATATATCTGACGAGCCATATTGTTTTCTCATCCCATACTAGGTATTCGGCGTCGTCTTCTTTTGGCGCTGTTTCTATTGGTTGCCATTCACTCATGACCGCACCATCCCGCAATAGCCGTGGGTTGGGCCTTCCTTGAACATACCTGCCTTTCTGCCAAGAATTTCAAATTCTTCTATAGCAATCCAATTTTCCCGTGGTTTTGGGTTAGAATCCGTCTCTGCCCAAATATAAGTTTTGCTGGTTTTATCTGCCCAACGCCAAGCCATACATTGTGGGCCAATACACATTTGATAAACAATGTTGGGATTTCGCCTTGCCATTGACATAACGCAGCCTCTATCCGCTGCCTCGTCAGGAGTTACATAATGCGGATTGTCAGTCATATCCATATTCTCCTTGGTTTAACGCCGTGCCGCTCCAATGCTGTTGTGAGGGCCATGCGGCTGATACCCATTTCCTTGGCGGCTTGCGTTAATGACAGGCCATTGTGCAAATGATCCAAAGCAATTCTAATTCGCTCCTCTGTCCATTTGCCAACATGCTGCCCAATTTTATTAGTCATGCTTCGTCTTTCTTATCCCATGAAAACTTAGGCAATGTAACTGTTGGCTTTACGCCTTCCCCACCTTGTGTTTTTCTGATGGATTGTATTCGGGCTTCACGCTTGGCTATTTCAATCTTAAGCAACCGCTTCTGGTCTTCCGTTAGTTTCTTCTCTTTTGGCATTGTCTTCCAATTCCTTAATTCGTTTTACATAGTGCGCTAATGTTTTAGCGTAAAATTGTTCCCGCATTTCTGCCGCCAGAAGATCAGACTCCAGCTTTCGTATCACGTTTTGATACTCAATTTCTAATTTGTAATCCATCACTCCCTCTCCTTAAGTGCGGCGCGTGACCCTAAAAAATCCACTTGTTTAAGTATCCACGGGTTTATGATAGCCATAATATCTCGTTCGCGGTCCGGGCCTTGCGTTAGCAACCACATTATTTTCACCATGTCTTCTCGCATCTGCACAATCTCATTGTCCTGTTCTATAATTTTTCGTTCCAGCCAAATAACCGGACTAATCTCTGGTGCTCCCTTCATCACTCACCCTCCCATTGTTTTGCCATTTCCAAGGATGTAACCATTGTCCAACATAAATTTCTCCAGCATCTTTATGTGGTCTGATTCAGTTTTGTTTTTGTCATTAATGGCTTTTTCTTCCAACTCATTTACGGTGTTGCACAGGTGTGCCACATCATCTCCAAGGTCATCAATTTGGTCATTTGCAAATGATAACTCCCCTTCTAATTCTTCAATCTTTTTCTCCAGCTCTTCAATTTTGCCTTTTGCATCACGGGATAATTGATCTTTACCATTAAAACGCAGATGCTCATCTAACCGTTCTACAATATCATCCATCATTCACCCTCCTTCAATGCGGCTACACGGATAATTTCATGTTCTGTCTGGATCATGTCGTTAAGAATTATGAGCCTTTCCCATAGCTTTTGATTTTCTTCCCGCAAATGCTCAATCTTGTTGGCGGCATCATTTGGCCGATCTTTTGGCCGATCTTTTGCAGCCTCCCGCAACCGTTCAATTTCATCCATTGCGTCTTGCAAAGTAACCTTATCCATACCAATCTTCATTAAATCTCGTAATTCTTCCAATCGTTCAATAATGCTTAAATTTCGTTTATCAATATCCATCACTCACCCTCCTTCAGTGCGGTACGGGCTTTATCAACCAACATGGTGTGGTGTTTAATAAGCCAATCCCTTACGTTGTAACCATGATCAATCACCCCCGGAATGTATGCATCTGCAATTTCTTTCAACGCTTCCCGCAATTGCGCTGCATCTTCCCGCGATGAATCATACCATGCCCGCAAATCTTTGTTGGCGGCAAAAAGGCGCTCGTTTTCTTCTTGCAGTCGCTTAATCTCGTTGGCGGCCTCAATCAATACAAATGTTATAGGCTTCTTCAATTTAACAATATCCATTGTGTTCCCCTTGGAGCGTTAGAGCGGGTTATGGTTTGCAGCTTCCACTTACCATTATCTTAAACTACGCCCCCGCCCAGCGTAGTAGCACCTTATGCACCTAAGACCTTCCCCCATGATAAGGAACAGGGGAGGAATTACTTCAACCGAAATACTCGGTAACCACCCTTTTCATCAGCAACGCGAAATAATTTGCCTCCAAACCTCTTCTGAGCAACAGATGCAGATGATTTAAGGCTGGCCTTTGACGACACATCAGCCGCTGGCACATAGAAACTGTCGCCAACTTCCATTTCACCAAACGGATAGCGCGACGATGACAGGCGAGCACGAAACTCAGGCATTGGAACTTTTTTGTCTAATTTGTATTTAATCATTGTGTGTTTTCTCCTTTTACACACAAACAATTTATTTAATCATTAAACAGGATACAACGGAATATTAGAATTATTCCCAGTAAATTTTTGGCTCTCACTTAATTCAAATGTTCTCTCAACACCGCGTGTTATCATTCCGGTTTTACGCATAAATGTTATTGCTTGGCTAACTGTATCCACCAAGTCATCATGAATGCCTTTTGGAAACTCTTCCACTTCAGTCACAACCATGTCAGCCCACACTCTGAACAGATCAGGGTCTCCCAGCTTGGTGGGCGCATACACCAACCCCTCGCTGAACAAATGCTGCACTGCGTATAGTCTGGCAGTCTTATCCAAGTCCTGCGGGTTTACTTCCCTGACGCTAAATTCTTCAATGCCAACCAGCCGCCTGATTTCTTGAGCCACTGATATGCCCGGCCCCTTAGCTTCCACCAATAGAATATCAATCTTGCTATCACGCGCAGTCTGCACGATCTTCTGCACCAACTCATGAAACTCCAGTCGCGCCTTCCACGCATTGGTCAGCATGATCTTTGGCACGTCAGCGCCCTGATCTGACTTCTGAATGCGCGTCACTACATTGCCGTGATGATCCCGATTGACGATAGCCGTAGCCTCGCCACCGTCACGCCACACGCCCCAGCAAGTCATGGCGGAGAAGTCATTCTCCTTCTTGGTGGTGTATGCCAAGTCTAATGATCCAATGGTCACTTCCATATCAGGAAAGGATGGCTTGTCGTAAGGCACCCACCATGTGCGTTTGATGATACCGCCGCCAGCAGGCGTTGGCCTTTGCTGCAACTGACCAGCCGCACCGTATGGGCCTAAATCTTTTTCTAAAAGCGTTACTTGTTCCTCACCGAACCGTTCAGGCCAAAGCAGTTGGCCCTCCTCAGTCCGTGGGTCTGTCCACACAATGTCACCCTCATCATCGTTGGCGGCACTGGGAACCAGCGTAGTGTATATCCGTCTCTCAGGCTCAAAGCGCATGGGCAACATCAGATGCTGCCAGTTACCAACATCTTTTGTTAAAATATGGCCAGTAATGTCCCTAGAATTTAAACGCTGCTGAATAACTATCCTGCATCCTCGCTTGCTATCATTTAAACGCGTAGACCAAGCCTGATCCCACCATTCGTTGGTACTAAAAATGATAGCCTCAGAATTGGCTTCACGGCTGTTGTTGGGATCATCCGCTATCAGATACGTTCCACCCATACCAGTTGTGGAGCCACCGACAGACGTAGTTTGCCGCCTGCCGCCAGACACAAGATCAAACTGGCTCTTTGTATTCTGATCTGGTTGCAATTGCACCATCTCACCCCAACGTGATTGGAACCAGTCGCTCTCAACCAATCGGCGGCACTTCAGGCTGTCCTGCAACGATAGGCTTTGGCTGTAAGACGCATACAAAAACTGCACACCATTGCCAGAGGTCGGTGACTTCTCAGCCTGTATCCAACACCACGCCGGAAACAGAACGCCCACAAGCGTGCTCTTTGAGAAGCGTGGCGGAATGTTAATGATCAAATTACGGATATTACCATCAGCGCATGCCTGTAGATGGTCACACACTGCCTGCATTGCGAAGCCACCGCCAATGAACTCCGCCGGGTCAATCACATGCCACGCTTCTTTAGCAAACTCATACAGGCTGCGTTCCATACGCCGCTTGCTTAACTGCATCCGCAGCCGTTCAGCCTCCAGACGCGGCAACTGCCTTACATTAAGCATTTTCTTCCGCTTCTTCTTCCTCGTACTCCCAAGGCTCGTACACAATCTCCTCATTGGGTGTCGGCAATGCAAGCACCGTATTCAGCATGGATTCAAGTTGCTCCTGCTGGTCAGTGTCCAATGCATCAATGTCAATGCTCTGCGTGAGGATAGGGCCACCATTGGGGCCACTCAGTTCCACCTGCTTGGTTTCAGACCACAATCCCTTGCCACGGCTTTTTAAGAAGAACTTTGCAGCATCCAGTGATTTATCAGTATTGGAAAGCATTTCAGTCACGATCACGTTGGTGGCAGCGGCTATCGTTGTAGCCCAACCTGTTTCCAGTTCATGGGCATAGTATTTGGTTAATGTTTCATCAGTTAACTTCATTTGTGCAGCTATTTGATATTGCCACAAGCCCGAAGCGGCCATGATTTCCACAGCCTTCCTCGTTGCATCTGTAGGTTGATGCGCTGGTCTACCTCTTGGAACCTTTTTCTTAGCCATTTTTACACCAAATTAATTATAATGTAATGTTATAACATAACACTTTGTAATCTTTCACTGAATGCAAGTCACATCCCCTACGATTTTTTCGGGATTTTTGCGGTATCATGATACCTCACTTATCGTATATGATATTTGGAGCCTTACCCCATGACCAATCCCATATATACCAAGCATAGTTATGGCGTGGGCTTCCAAATGTACCTGCTATCCACCTTGGGCGCTTAGTCAGGACGATCTTGCAGGCGAAGGGCTTCTGACCAAAGATTTTCTTACGGCTGCTGGCACAATCAAACTCATTCCTAAGAAGCATACAAACCCGTCCACCAAAGTTCTTTGTCAGCAACAGGGAATGCTCAATAAACCGATCAGCCAAATCTTCAGCAAACGGCGGGTTTGTTACTATGTCTCTCTCATCATTCTGCCATGTCAAAAGGAAATCGCCCACAGGAAATCCAAAACCATAATCAAAAATATCAGTTCCGATGATATCTATGTTGTTCATTTTAAAAACATTAACAATTGCTCCCTTGCCAGCGGCTGGCTCCCAAACCCGCGCAAATGATTCGTGTCGCAACAATACCTCCGTGACCCAAGGTTCAGTCTCGTAATGATCCCACGCCCTGCGCTCGTAGTACGTTTCCATCATTAGCTGATCAGCCATATCACTCTCCATTTAAAACTTTTCGTGTCTCTCAATTCGTTTACCTATCCATGCCATCACTGGCACTGCCATGCTATTTCCCAATGCCTTATACCGAGGGCTATCAGTCGCGCCGGGGATGTAGGTATAATCGTCAGGGAAACCTTGTAGGCGTTCACATTCCCGTGGTGTAAGGCGGCGCACTGCCATCTGTTGAATTGCCATATAACCGGAAGCAGCATGATCTATTGAATTAGACCATCCTCCACCGCCATTATGTGAAATCATTGTGCCTGCAATTTCATGTGTTGCCATTGGTTGCGCCACCGCATGGCTATTCCCTTTTGTAAGGGTAAACATGGCTTCACCCTCTTCACCAATACCTACACCAGTACTTTTGTCTGCATCAGGGCTACGAAAAGCATTCATGCTATTAATTGGAATTGGTTGCGCTACCATATTCTGCCCCCGATCCGCGCAAGGCGAACTATCGTGACGCGCTGATAATGTACCCGCGATTTCTCCATATTGAGTGATTGGCTGTGCCACATATGTCGTGCTTTCATGCTTATCTGCTTTAGACGCACCAGAACGCAAGCAATGTCCAAGATCGGGGTTCTCGCCAACACCAAATGGAATTGGCTGCGCGACGCCATGAACTCCAGTAGCATTCAATGTATACATTGGGCCGCCATCTATGAACCCATCACCGTTTCCGCCATTTTCTGGTTTTCGCCCAATAATATTTTCTGCAAGAGCGATTGGCTGCGCTATACAAAAATCTAATTCATTTGCGTTACCAGCGGCTCTAGTTAATCCACCCGCATTTGCCGATAATGTTCCAGAAACATGGGAATTGGTCATTACAGGCAAGGTTTCTGTTTCTGGATCGTAACGCTGACCAACGCCTGTTGTAAGGCATTTGGCAGTTTCTTGCCCCTTGCTTCTGCTCGGCGGAGTATCCCTTCGCAAGCCTTCGCGCTCAAAAAGAACTTCTGCGGGATCAATTCCGTCTCTAGCACTTGCGACAACGAACACACGTCTGCGGCGTTGGGCCAATCCAAAGTATTGAGCATCAAGAACTCGCCACGCTGCACGTCTTGTCGGTCCCACAACCATACCAGCGTTTGTCCATTTTCCCCCTGTCGGGACGAGGGGTGCATCGTTTCCCACAATGGCTCCGAGGAAGCATCCAAAGGCATTGTCTTTGACGGAGAGGACGCCGGGGACGTTTTCCCAGACGATGATACTGGCTGGCTTTCCTCCAAAAAATCGTAAATCGTCAATTGCATCTGCTAACCTTACAAATTCTAATGTTAAGTTACCTCGGTCATCATCAAGGCTATTGCGTAATCCTGCTACAGAGAATGCTTGGCAGGGTGTGCCGCCAACAAGAATGTCTGCATCTTTAATCCAATCTTGTTGACGCAGTTTAGTAAAATCACCTTCCAACCGCACATCAGGATAATGATGCGTTAGAACCTTGCGCGGGAATGGCTCAATCTCGCTAAATGCCAACGGCTCCCACCCAAGCGAATGCCAAGCAACGGTAGCCGCTTCAATCCCGGAGCAAACAGAAAGATATTTCATTTTTTCCATTCCTCACAAAACAAACCACATTCAATGTCCATATTTTTCATTGGATTGCCTTTCGCTCCCTCTGGCAGTTCATCCAAAAATAGCCTCTTGCCTTTATATCTTACTAATTTTGCTCCAATGCGCCTAGATTGCTCTGCCCTTTGTTGAAACACATCAGGATGCACCGACTTCACATGCGACCAATAAGTTGGAGAAGTAGCTTTTACGCAACCAATACAATTAGCATTTGGGTAACCCAACGAATATACGCGTGGAAGTTCAAGCCCCTCAGATTGCAAAATAGAGTAGCAATCGGCTTTCGTTATCTTCGCATCAATAAGCACTGGGATGACATTAGACCGCTCAGTCATAACAAACCGATCATGTCTTGGCTTTTCCTCGTAGGTAAATCCTAAAACATGCCAATCAGTATGATTTTCTTTTTCCCAATCTTGTCGGGCATATTTCTTCAATTCTAAAGTGCATGGCGCACCTGCTGTTCCACTCATAAACTGACGTTTTTCCCACACATCCACTGCTGAATTTGATGGAAACTTTTTAGATGATACTGTTTCAATATAAATTCCAAGCCAATTTTGAACGTCTTTAAGAAATCTCCTATTATCTTCGTCTTCTTCTGCTACTGGGTTGTTAAGAACCCTGATACAATAAGTTTTGCCGTATTTTTCAATTGTCTTCTTGGCAGCAACAGCACTGGCGGCACCACAAGAAAACCATACGGCTATCGTTTCCATATCATTCCCCATTCAGCACTTTGCGTGCCTCAGTCATATCTGCCGTAGTTGCGCTTTCTGCGAACATAATCACAGTCGCTAACATATCCTCCAATGCAATCATGCGTTGCTGCATCTTGTGCATCTCCTTGCTTATATCAAATGGAGACGGCACAAATTCTGGCTCTTTCTTCTTTGGTGGCGGCATCTTAATCACGGTCATTTCATCATCTCCTTCTTGGTTGTTCCAAACCCTTTGTTGGGGTTCTTTGTCTTTCCACCAATACGGCCACCAGCAGCCATCTTCTCTTTTGGTATCTGGTATCGGTTCTTTACTGCTAAAGCCGCCCTACGAGCCATCTCTGCCCTTTTCTCTGGGCTTAATAGCGCGAAGCCTCGCTTCAGTTTGTCTGGCATCGTTCATGTATCCCTTTGGAATCTGGATGACAGATAAAACATCATCAACTGACACTACTCTTACTTCCGGTATCATCATCCAAATTTTGGCGCGTGGGCCACTTGGAACCACGCGCTTCTTTTTGAATAAATCAAAGATCATTGTACGTTGATCTTGAAGGAGAGAGATGGCTTAGGCGTAGACACCTTGCAACGTGCCAGCCACCAATCTTCGCCCATCTCTTGCTTAACCTTGTCGGTATCAATGTTCCAGCGTACCGAACCTTCAGCAAAGACTGCCTTAAAAAGATTGCCATGCAATTCCTTGGCGGTGGCACGGTCACGGATAACCTTCTCAGCGGAAGCAAACTGAGCCTCCAATTCTTTGATCTGCGCCTTGAGGTAGGCGGCTGCGTCCACAACTTCTGCTATGGTCATTGCGGTGAAATCAGTTGCGTTGCTCATGGTAGTCTCCTTGGGTTGCGCCTCAGCGCCGTTGTTGATGTATGTAGATTACGGCAGTCTTTATTATCTGTCAACACCATCTTAAATTAAAAATGGCATCTATCTCACATTTTTTTCTCATAGCCTCGTTTGGCACAAATCGGTCGTCATCAAGGTCTGCGTCTGCCTTTCCTTCTAAATCAATATACAATTCCGTTAAGAAGGTTTCTAATTCTTCAATTTTGTGTGGCTTCAAATCTTTAATTTTTAAGAAGTTTTCCATTGTTATTGTTCCTCAGTTCAAACGGTCTTCAATTTCAGACATGACATAATCATCAAATTGGGTGGTGCTGCGTTTTACGATTTCGGCCAACTGTGCCTCCTCATCTCCAGACATAGTGACATTATCGCCATCATCATTAGAAACATAATTGATTGTGACCCATTCAAATTCCCATTCAGGCTCACCGTAATTTACATAACCGTAAATAACGCGAGCCTTGGCATCAACCAACAACTTTTTGCCTTGGAAGTTAACGGTGGCGTAATCAATATCCAGATCAAACTCGGTTACAATGTTGAGAGGATGAATGTTCATTTTAATCTCCGTTTGGTTGCACCGCAGTGCCGTTGTTGATGTCTCTGTTTTACGGCAGTCTTTATATGGTGTCAACTTTTATTTATTCGGCATCAAAAGAAAAGTTGTTGCCATCTTGATCATAGAAGCAATCTGGATGGATGTGAGCGACCATTTTACCAGTATCTTTGCGTTCAAGGACGAGGTATCCGCCACGCCAAAGATCGCGTTCTTCTGCGTTATTCCGCGCTTCTCGGATGGCTAGATCAATTCCGATGATATTACGAAAAGGTGTGCGTTCCATTTTAAATCTCCAATATTTTAGCAATCTGATTTTCTAATTCTTTGCGATTATCGGCCATTAAACCGACACCAATTCCGTAACAACGCCAACCTAAAAAATCCTTAACAATTCTGATTTCTGGGCGGTCAATGATGCCATAGACGGCTTTGGTATAACCAAAATTTGGGTGCCATTCTCGTGGCTTTATTTTAACGATCTTAATCATCTGCCACCTCGTAATTTGCGGCTACTAAAGCAACAAGAATGATTTCCGCAGCCTCGCGAGTGATGGCATGGGCGACATCAACGCAACCATCAAACACAATATGAAAAGGATGAGTACCCTTATCTTTTTTTACGATCTCGTATTTCATTTGCTATCTCCGTTGGTTTGGCCGTAGCCCGTTGTTGATGTCTCTGTTCTACGGCAGTCTTTATATAGTGTCAACACCTATTTCATCCGCACACAAAGAAAAAATACTTTTTAAATCTGCCAGATGATGAACCCTGTTATCCGTCAGCATCAGGACGCGCCACATTTTCCACACTGGCGACCACTGGCACCACGCAACATCCTGCCCATCGCAATGCACTGTAAACACGAACTCACTGGTTTGGTTTACCCGCAGTTTATTTGTCATTTCATCGTCTCTGAAGGACATCATTCCAATCCCCTATTGTGTCAGGCACCATCACCTGAACTTCAATCTGCCTCGTCATAACCAGCTTTCGGGCCAACTCATAAGCAGTGGCCTGTCCGACATAGTTGGCATCGTTATCCGCGAAAATCGTTAATTTTTTGCAAATAGCTGGCGGCTCAAATGATTTCATTATCGTGGCACTGATAGCAGCCCATGTTGGAATGCCATGCAACACTGTGGCTGACATAGCAGTCTCAATGCCTTCAGCGATTCCCATATGCTCCGCCGGATCAGTCAGCCATATGGATGCACTCGGAATTAGCGGCCCCGGCATTACCAATTTGTCGGGTGATAAATTAGCCTTCGTCCCATTGGTAGATATAAAAGTTTTATGGACAGATATTCCACGGCCATCAGGCCCACTGATCTTTGCGGCCATGACAAAATAGCTGCGGGTCTTATCTTGCGGGTGAATTGTGTGACCCTGCCTAATCGCGCTGGGAGCCTCACAGACGCCTATTCTTTTTCTGAGGTATATCCCTACTGGGCCAGTATCAGAAACCGCGCTGGTGGCCTTCCAAAATCGTTCTGCGGCAGTCCTGAAGGTATTGGTATCAATTTCCTTGCTAACTTGCCGCTTTCTCATGCCGCCAAGGAGAGGCACCACCATCATTTTGGCTGCGACGTTATCTATGCCCTTCAATTTAGCGACGAGGGAGAAACCGTCCCCCGCGCCGCAATGCGAACATAGCCACCCGCCTTTGCCATTTTTATCATCAAACCGGAACCGATCCTTGCCGGAACAGATCGGGCAGGGACCGTGCTTCCCATTCAGGCGGCTGCTTTCAATCCCCATGCTGACCAGAATATCATGCCACCGCCCTTGCGCTTGATCGTGAGCCGTTTGAAAGTTCATTTTGTTTTTCTCTTTGTTTTGCTCTGGCAATGTTCAAATGCTTTATCCATGATCTTGTCGCAGCCGATGGGCTGATTGGAGACGGCTTACTTGGCGGCCCCACACCAATCCGATGCTTATAGGCATGATAAGCCCAACCCTCTTTGTACCCCTTCTCGCGGGCATAACCCAGCAACTCGGAGTAAAAGAACAATTTGGCCTGCGTTGTCCACTGTTTTCCTAGTTGTTCTTTTTTGTTGGTTAATTCAGCCAATTCACCTTCTTCGGGTTCCACTTCTGATTTAACGGTTGGAACAAATTTACACACTGGGCATTCCCTTGTGCCGGGTGGTTTAAGGTAAGCGCACTTTGGGCAAGCGCGGGGCAGCCTCACCATCTTCTCATAAATGCCTTTGGTTTTTTCCCCACTATCCAAGGTATCGTGGTGGATATCAGTAACAAAACCCAACCGCAGCGTTGTGTCGCTGTGATCTAAGATCAGGCAGTAATCCTTGCCCGGTGCCGTTCTCAAGCCACGGCCAATGATTTGTGTATACAAAATCTCAGACTGTGTAGGCCGCGCCAGAATGATACACCGCACATCCCAATCAATGCCTGTTGTCAGTACACCGACATTACAGACCACTTGCAAATCACCATCGGCAAATTGTTTGGCAATTTGTTCCCGTTCTTGAATATCCGTGAAAGCGTCCATGTATCCGCAATCTACACCAGCATCTTGAAACTGCTGCTGCAACTTCTTGGCATGCGCCCGATCCACAGCAAAGCACAGCGTGGGACGATCCCCACCCTGCTCCAACCAAGTTGATACAATATCAGCCACCAGCGTACCCTGCTGCATGGCTTGGGATAATCCTTTAGTTTCGTAATCGCCTTTAACAGTTTTAACACCTGTCAGATCAGGATGCGCCGGAGCAAACACCTTGAACTTGGAAAGATAACCAGCCTCAATCAGTTTCTCGGTAGTTGTGCCTATGATGAGGTCATCATACAGCTTGCCCATACCCTTGGCCCAAGGCGTGGCAGACAGGCCAATCACTGGCACTTTCTGCTCCTCCAATTGCTTGAACCATTTCTCAAGGAATTTGAACTGAACGTGGCACTCGTCAATGATCACCAGCGAAGTGTCTGGTATTTTACGCCGCATCAATGTCTGGATGGATGCCACCTGAATAGGCGCAGTGTGATCCGTCCTCTCATGGAATGCCTGCATCACGCCGATTTCAAAAATGCCATCGCGTTCAAATGATTCAACCGTCTGGTTAACGAGCGAAATGGCTGGGACGCAAAACATTACCCCATTACCCTTTTCGCGTGCCATATTGATGATTGCGCCAGCCGTTGCGGTCTTCCCGGCTCCAGTGGGCATCTGCAATACGGGCCGCAATTTGCCGCCACGAATAGATTGCCTCAAAGCAGAAATGGCATCCTTCTGATAATCCCTCAACTCATGCGCTGACATGATTTTCTTTCTCGTACATTTGGATGGCATGATTGATGGAGGTGTGATCCTTGTTGAGCCACCGACCCACTTGAGATTGAGAGTAGTTTAAATTCTTCACTGCGCCCCAAATCAATTCACGGCGGATCAGCACAATGTTTTTCCGACGATCATCCTTCATTAAAATGTTAGGATCAATTTTGTGCTTCCTAGCCACTTCCATCAGGAACCTGTGGAAATTGTTCCGTGGCAAACCTTCCACCCGCCAAATGATTTCAGGCTCCTCAATCGGCTGAGGTTTGGGTACTGGTGTAACAAGTTGTATTGGCACTAAGCCTGCTGGCTTACCCAAGCCGCCCAGACGTTTTTTAACGGCTGCATAATGTGCTGTCAGTTCATTGTAGCTGAAATGGTAATTGTCCGCGTTCATTTGATTCGCCCATTGCTATAAGTGTTACGGTCATTGGCGCATTGCTTTGATTGGCCCACTCCGCAGCCAGCGCCAGACACTGGGAGTCGTCTTCCACTATTTTTAGCCCCACCAATAAGTCTGAGGTGGCTTTCAGAATGTTATCCAAATCACGTCTTTTGTTTGAGCGCAACGCCCTGATGTGTATTGCGTACTCGCCGTCTATGGTTTGTTTTGTTTGCTGGCGAACCATCCAACCAGCCTCCTCCAACCAATCTTTGTATAGTTTTGTCTTATACATTCTTTTGCCGGAGATACGCCACAAGGCATTTACCGATGGTGCTAATGGCAGTTCAAGAATGATCATTGAAGAAGTCCGCTGGTGAAAGTTGGCCGTGGGAGACACTGATAATTTTCTGAGCCGCACTGATCAGTGGCGTTTGTTTAAATCGCTCAATGCGGGACAGGCTGGCGATTGAGATACCCGTCAAAAACGAAATATCATCCAACGTGATCTGGAACGCCCTGCGCCAAACTCTCATGGGGTGGCCTGACCCGCTATGCCGCCAATGAGTGACGTTGACAGACGGTTGGCCGTTGAATTGGGCTGCATCCGTAATTGAGGGTTCTCCCATGTCCAGCATTCTCCAGTTTCATTCTGAAAACATATCCACATCAAATGATGCTCGTATCCGTAATCCAACAGGAAATGCGCCATCGCGCTGCCCTTCGGAGTAACTACAGGTAGTGGTGGATCAAGACGAATTATCATTTGACACCTTTTTGCATTCAGTGCAATTTACGTTCACTGCAAACGAATGTCAAGGAACTCCTATGAACGAATTACAGAAAATAAAACTATCTCTTCCAGCTATAGAGCATGAGATTACTAATCTGTTGGCGGCAGTATATCAATCTAATCCTGAGTTAAAATCAGATGATGATTTTAAATTAGATATATTAGAAGGTAGTACCGATTTGTTAGAGATAGTAGATAAACTTATGATTAATCTATCTCTTACAGAAGGATATGTAGAAGGTATTAAAATAACGCGGGCGCGTATAGATGCTCGCTCGGTCAGGCTCAAGAACAAATCTGACGTTATCCGCAGCATAATTCGCAGACTGTTGGAGGCGGCTGAAATGAGGAAATTTACGGTTCCCCACGGCACGGCATCTCTCACGGCAAAGCCACAGAATGTGGAGATTGTGGATGAGGGGTTGCTTCCCGAAGAGTTCTTCCGTATTACCAAATCACCGAACAAGACGTTGATTGGTGAAAAGCTAAAGGCTGGCGAAGACGTTCCCGGCGCGCAACTATCAAACGGCGGTGAAACGCTAACAATCCGATAAGGCAAAAAATGAAACATATAATCCAAGCACTAAACAACATCATGAAGGACGTTTCTTACGTTCAAAAATCGTCCAAGAATGAGTTCCACAACTACAAGTACGCCAGCGAAGCATCCCTTCTGGAAAGTCTGCGTCCCGCCATGATCAAACACGGCTTGACCCTAATTCCCAGTGTGGGAAATGTCAGCCCGATTGATCAGCATGGCAACACGATGCTGACTGTTGAGTACACATTGGCGCATACTTCCGGTGAAATCTGGCCCGATAAGATTGTTGCTGTTGGCTGCGGCAATGACAGGTCCAAGTCAGGCAGTGTTGGCGACAAGGGCGTCTACAAAGCCCTCACAGGCGCTAACAAGTACCTTCTGTTCAAACTGTTCCAGATTGAGACGGGTGATGACCCAGAGAAAGATGAAACCGCTCCGCCGCCAGCAGAACAAAAAACGGAAAGTTCTCAAAACCAACATAAGAAACCTGCTGCAAAATCCGATGCGAAGAGCAATCTTGCGCCAATTACGTATGCCGACAATTTCACTCCTGCCGCTGAGGATGTGGATAAATACGTCAAGGTTTTTGTGGATGCACTTGTCTTCGCAAAAACAGAAAAGGAAGTCCGTGAGTTCTGGAGACAAGAAGCTAAAAATCGGGCGCTAATGGCGATCCAGATAAACAACGAAGAATATACCCTGATGGCGGAAGCCTGCACTAACCGAATCACAACAATTAACGAAGGAGCAAAATAAAATGGCTGATTATGATATGTCTGGAATTATTTCCAAAAACAAATACAAGAAACTTGATAAGCAACCTGACATCACTGGGAAGGCCACAATCAATGGTCAAGAGATGATGGTGGCTGGATGGGCAAAGTCTGGAAACAGTGGCCCCTACTACGCTCTAAAATTCACGGTAAAGGATGATGAGCCGAAAAAAAATCAATCTAATTCTAAAGAAGATTTAGATGACCATATCCCATTTTGATATGAGAAATAATCAAGAACGGCATAAAAAATGAAAGTTCCAAGAATGATGCATCCAACAAATACCGATCAACAGTGGCGGTTTGACTGGATTGCCGTTTCTTACCGCCCCGATCCAATTACGGATGAATGGCGTGAAATTGTGATCGGGCGCGGGTTCTCAACAAAAAAGGACACCATCAACATCCAGTTTGATGCGATCCCGATTGCTGATTCGGATAACTTCTGCCGGGTATCTATTAAACCCGCAGATTTTTCCCCGATTGATCCAAGTTTTGTAGAAAAGTGGACTGTCCTCACCTACAAAACTGATCGGAACAATGTGACTAAAAAAATGATTATTGGCAGCGCGTGGATGGAGGAGGATGAAATCCTTGTCTATTTGGATGCCATGCCAATCCCTAACCACAATGTTGAGTGTTGGATAACGCTCAAACCCAAAATTGAGAGATACAATGGCCCAGCCAACGAGATTGATTAGTGACGAATGGATTGAGGATGCGCTGAACTATTTGGCAACCTCCTCTGAGCAAACAGCAGCCGCCCGTGCCAATCGTGTACGGGCGGAGTTCAACCGAAAACAAACACGCGCCAGATTGATACTGCGATCACCCGAATCATCCGTAGCAATGCGCGATGCTTGGGCTGAGGCCCACTCAGATTACGCTTCTGCCTGCGAGGAAGAAGTGATTGCTGTTGAGGCTGATGAGTGGCACCGAGCACAACGCAACAAGTGTGATGCCATCATTGAGGCATACAGAACGGAGCAGGCAAGCCTTCGGGCTGGGAGCAAGTTCCAATGACGGATGTAGGGACAACAAAACGCGGATCATTATCTGTTAGACGAAAGCTGACAATATGGGAGCGTGAAAAAGGGTTCTGCATGCTGTGCGGAATTAAACTGATCACTGGCGGCTTCATCTTTGAGCATGTCCGCGCTTTGGAGTTAGGCGGGACCGACACTGATGACAATATCCGCCTGACGTGCAAGCCGTGCGCCACTGAGAAAACCAAAGTGGATCACTCAACTGCCGCCAAAGCAAAACGAGCCAAAGCATCAACGCTGGGCATGAAACAATCTAAAACTCCATTGCCTTTTGGAAAGGGTTCCAAGTGGAAGAAAAAATTAGACGGAACAGTGGTCCCCCGGTAGGTGAAAACAATCAGCAGACTGCTTTTTTCAAACGCTTGAATGGGTCGCGCCCAGCCGTGTTTGCGGTAGCTGAATACCTTCACAGTTTGGATTTCAGTGTTTCTATTCCACGCATTAGATACGCGCCATCAATGAAACAAATCGCAGACTACCAAGACAATGGAGACATAACAATTGAAACGGAAGAAGGTGAAGAGTATCGCATTGAAGTTAAGGGAATGAGGTTTAATTTTACGGGAGAAAAAGACTGGCCATATCAAAATTGCATTGTCTCTAACAAAGCCGCCGTAGATAGGGCTTATGAATTTGAAAGCCATATTCCTCCCCCGAAAGCGTATTTCATTGTGAGTGCTGATCTTCAATACGCAGCCTGTATTCCTGATGCTACAAAACCAACATGGACAGTGGAGGATATTAAAACCAACAACACCAACAAAATTGAAACATTCTATGTATGTCCAAAAAAAGAACTTCGCTGGCGTAAACTCAAAGGAAATTAAAATGGCTGAACTAAAACAGGCAACACCAAACTGGAGCCAACTTATAGAAAGCACAAGGAAGGCTGCTGAGGCCGATGCAACCAAAACTGCTGACCCAGTAGTTATTTTGGAGAAGGCGGCACTGGTGGCCACTGCCATGCTTGATAAACAGGTAACGGCCCATGACGTTGCAATGATGTGTATGGCAATGGCAATTGCTAAGGTAAGTGAAAACCACGGGCGGCAGGATAATTACCGCGACGTGATCACCACTGCCGCGTATGCTGGCCACTTGGTTGGCAGTCCAACAAAGAGTTTGGCTGATCTGCGCGTAATGTCAGACTTGGCTAATGTATTGGCAGTTGGCGAAGTGAAGTGACCGGAGTGGGGGAGGGAAGACCTAAGCGCAGCCTACTCCGGTCTTCCCTGCGCCGAACCTATCGCTTTGCAGCATCTAAAGCCTGAACAATAGCGTCGTCTGGCAGTGATAGCATTTGCTCAGTCTTATGAGCCATCATTGCTTGGCGGCGTTTTAAATCGCGCAACAACTGCTGTGCAGACATAACACCAGCCCTGCCGCCAGATTTGCGAAATTCACGATTTGAACTTTCAACCACTGGGATTGCAGAACGTCCTGCAACATTTATCAAAGCATTACCTAAACGCGACCATCCATTTGGGTCTGGCTTATTTAATAATGCTTGCATCAATTGCGGGTCGCTTGCAGCAGCCTGCAATTTACGAATTGCTTCTTCACGAGTGCCACCGAACACCCAATCATTAGCTTTATTAAAAATTGCAGGAACTGCTCTTTTACCAACGCCCAATAAAGATAATGCACCACCAACTGGACCAGCACCCGCAATATTTGTAGCACCCTCTAATGCATGCCCAGCCAATGCACCAACAACGGTATCAGATAGTGCTCCGGTTGCACGACCATACAATAAGGTGAACATATTATTTTCAGTAAGATTCTTCAGCGTTTCATTTGGAATTAATTTAGCATTTCCAATTTTTGAAATGGCTTTCGCTGAATCACGCAACGCTTGTACATATTTTTGCTGATCAGCAGTAGGAAACACTTTTTCAATCATATCTGGATGACTATCAAGAAAACTAGCCAAAGCTTTTGGATTGTTTTTGTTTACAATGTTTTCAAAAGAATTTGAAAACTGACGCATTTGAGATTGCTCAGCACTTTCCCCAGCGCGTTGAGCAATAGATTGCAGTCTCTCAGAGAGACCGGGAACTTCTTGAATGATGGCAGAGTTCTTTGGGTCACTAATAAACTTTGTCACTTTATCTGGAGTGATATTTAAATTTGACCCATTGTTGGTTAGTTCCCCAACCATCCAATCAGAAACACTTTTATCAGCTTGATCACCAAAAACATTACGCAATTCGCGTAAATTATTTGGACCAGATGAACCTGTATATAAATTTTTAAGTGTCATCTCCGGTGATATTTTTTCATTATTAACCATATTGGCTAAGAAACCATCACCAAAAGTATCATAATATTGTTTGGTTGCAGCACGGGCTTTATTCCATGCTTCAATTTCACCATAAGTATTGCCAAACCTAATATTTTGAGGGTTAGACAAAACTTCTCCAATTTTATTGGCAAAGCCATATAAGGCAGGAGCATCAACAACATTGGGTGATGTGTAAGCCTTTCTAGCTTGCGCCAGTGTCATTGATCTAAGGTCTTGCAATTCATTAAATGGAATTTGAGACCCTTCCATTGATGAAATATTTTCCAAAACTTTAGTAATTTCAGATGGAAACCCAGCACGCTTGGCCTGTGATAAATTGTCCAAATAATTGGTCAATTCATTCACGGTTTTGTTTTTATAAACACCAGCAGCTTCAAGTTGCGGGTCTTTCCATGCAGATTTAGCTTGTTCATCTAATCTTTTATCCAATGCCGCAATCATGTTGCGAACTTGAATTGATGCATCACCTTGTGGGCTGGTCCCAGAAATTCCAAATGATGTTGAAATATCAATTGGTTTTCCTGAAACAGCAGATGCCTGCTGTGCTGTTAATTCAGCTTGAGCAGCAAGGTTTTGTTCAGAAGTTTCCATTTGATTGCGTAAGGCTTGAGCCTCTGCCGTATTTTCAAAATCTTTTATTCCAGTTACTTTTTGCGCCAATGCTTGTGCTTGTTTTGCAGCAGCCTCAGCACCTTTGATTTGAAGAGTTTGGGCGGTAGTTGGCTCAACACCCGAAACAAAACTAGGTGATGGAGTTGCCAAAGATGCTTCAGCCGCGTTTGGTTGCACAAAAGATTCACGGGCAGCTTTGCCAGCTAATTGACTTCCTATTTCTTCAATGTTTTCGGGGCTTTTTGCCCGAATCATTGCTGATGGACCTGCAATGGCTGCACCGCCACCCAATCCACCTACAATGCGAGAAAAAGTTTCATATGGAGTGCCTTGCGTAGCTAATCCAGCCGCCTCGCTTGCAGCACCTGACGCAAATTGAGTTAACCCACGCTCAATAGCAGTCCCCGGCCCAACCACAGCCAATGGCAATGCCTGAGTGCCAGCCTCAGTGATTTTTCCTAAAGTGGTTCTAGGGCGAGGAGAAGTTGGAATACCAACAGATTCAGCAGTAGAAGTTACATCTTTTAATGATGGGAGCCTATTGGAACCATGTTTTTTTTCCCATTCACTTTGAATGTCCCTTATGTTTTGTGTGCTTTTTTCAAACTGTTCAGATGTCCCTGATGGAAAAGCGCCAAGTTTTTCACCAGCCCAAATACCACCACTGACTGCTCGCCCCGGAATACTTTCAATCAAATTAGATGTTTCTTGAAGGACTTCAGGAATGCCATAAACACCCCGCTGCAATCCACTTACGGCACCAACCCCAACATCAGGCAATGTTGATGGGGCAGCATTTTTCATTGAAGGAAGTGTAAATTCGGGAGATTGAGAAATTTGACCTAATTCTGGTTTTTTCTTCAAACTTGGAAGAACAAAATCATCCATAATTATTGCCCCAATACAAGATTTGAAACACCTTTGCCATAATGGTCATCAAATGCCTTCATAGCTTTGGATGGGTCAGTATTTTTAACAGCATATTCCCTTAATGCTTTTGCATCTTCTGGATCAACTGTTGAAAGAATTGCACGTTTTGAGTACATTTCAGGTGGATTTTGTTGAACAAATAATTTTTCTGCCCCATTCAAATGACCAAATTTTGCTGCATAATCTTCATAAAATGCAGTGCGATTTTTTTCATATTCAGCGGCTTGCCTCAAACCTTCTGTAATTCGCTTGTATCCAAGGGCTGTATTTTCAGTGCCGGGATTTGCTTGCACAGACTGTTGAACAATAAATCCGGGTTCATGACCACCAATAGAACGGCTAAGTTCCGCACCTAAACGGAACCTATCTTTGGTAAGATTTTCAATGGATGCCACTGAACTTGTATCAAACACGGGAGCACCACCAAGACCCTGCAAGAAGGTATTCACGCCCTTGGCAAACTCACCACGTTCAGTAGCATATGAACCCGGAGAAAGCGGTCCTGTTGGCGGCAAATTACCATACTGACGATCCATTTCATCTAAACGGTATAACTGCCCGTATGCCGCTATAGATTTATCTCGTTGCGTTGCTAACGCTTTGGCAGCATTAGCCGCTTCATCCTTGGCCAAAGTTGGGTTCATTTGAATATTGAACTGTTCTTCAGGCATAAAACCTTCTGGAACTTTAGTGGGATCAATAATCTTTGTTTCAGGTACTGCTGGAGTTGAAGAAGTAACAGGAATCTTTTGCCCACCAGTTTTTGCAAGAGGCAAAGGATCAGCACTTCCGGGAGCATTTGGAACAGTTTCAGGTTTTATTTCTGTCAACGGTTTCATATTCTCGTCGGTAATTCTTTTTGGTGGAAGCGTAGGATTGGTATTGTCATAAAGAACAAAACCATACCCCGGAATCCACTGCTTGCTATAAAGGCCAGCCCTTGCAACAGCAGTTCTTGCTTGCATTTCAGCAATTTCAGAAGGAATTTTAGCTTCTTGAACACCAATTTCACGGCTCTTCAATGCTTGTTCAGCAATTGCCTTCTTGCGGTTAGCGTATGTATTGAGGCCAGTCAGTCCACCCTGACCAATGGCCTGACCAACGAATGGTGATGGGCTTGCGGCCATTCCTAAGCCAGCAGCCATAATTCCAAGGCGCGTATCCTCATCCAGTGGTTTACCAGCATTGAAGATATTACCAATTAAACCGGGTTGAGTGTCGGTGCTGAACAGGCCACCAACGCCCTTCGCGATGGACGAGCCAAGGCCGCCAAGGAAATTGTCATCAGCGGGAACGTCATTGCCCTTTGGCGGAGTATCACCACTCGCATGATGGCTGCGCGGCACAAGGCCACCATCCGCATAACTCCAATAATCACTTGTTGGCGCTTGCCATGTACCCGGCTGAGTAGCACTTGCAAAATTGTTGCCTAAAAATGCTTTGACACTGCTGTTTTTTCCAAAAGCCTTACCAAAACCTGTAATGCCGGACGTGTCATATGGCTTGTCTTCGTATGCCTTTGGCGATTCTGGGATGCCTACGCCGCCGCCTTTAATGTCAATCTGTGGAACGTATGCAACCATTGGAATGCCAACACGCTCACTCATGAATGCGTACAGTGGATCATCTGCATATGGGACTAAGCCATAGCCGCCCTTGGCATACGGTTGACGCTCCATGCCAGCAGATACCAATCCACCCATAGAGGAGCCGCCGCCAGCAAAATGGCCACGGTCTGCCGCATGACTGGTTGCTGCATCATAATCAACCATACGCAGGCCACCATCCGTCTTGTGAACGGCTGAAGGCGCATGCTTCTCAACTTCTTGAGCCATCAAACCAATGTTGGTTTTTGGATCACCCTTGTAATTGAACTTGTAGATATTCTGACCATCAAACGTCTTACCAATTGGTTCAGCGTTTTCTTTGGTGCGTTCGTCAGACATATTCAAGAATGCAGTTCCAAGACCCAAGATGGAATTCATGGAGTTTGGACCCGGTGATGTTGTTGAACTTGTTCCACCCTGACCAGCACCAAGACCAGAGGCCATGTTTGCAAGGAGGCCCAGCGTTTGGAATGGGTACGCTTGGCCTTGAGAGAACTGCTGATATTTGGCGGCATCTTGCGCTTGTTGTACAGCATACGGTACAGCACCAGCCGTCATAAGACCCTGAGCGCCAGTCATCCCAGCGTTTTGAACATTAGTTCCAAAATTACCGTACTGATTAGCCAGACCACCCTGCTGCTGCAAACCTGACAAGTAATTTGTGGCGGCTGAATTGTACCCAGTGTTTGCCATGTTAGCCATGACATTTCCAAGAGCCAAATTCTGCTGGCCCATCAATGCAGATTGAGCAATTTTCCCACGATCACCACCAAAGGCACCCGAAGAAATGGCATTACCAAGCAATTTATTCTGCTCTTGCTGGTTGAGGTTATTCATCTGGGCGGCAGTGGCACCCATTGCATTCTGCATGTAGGGGTTCATGTAAGATTGAACACCAGACGCATAATTTTGCGGGTTGTAACCGCTATATACGTCTTGGGTCATCTGACCCGCTCTTTGATAGTAGGGTTGTGCGGCGGTAGAATACTGTTGAGCCTGATTAATTCCAGACTGTTGGATGGCGTTTAGTTCTGGAACCATCTCACCAGTATATGATTCATACGGCTTCTGCTGGAGCGCCTTGCCCTGCTCCATAAGGTACTTGTACATCTCCTGCACGCCCTGAGAAGGCGATTGGGTAGACGAAGTTGTCGCTGAAGAAGAGCCGTGACCGCACATAATCTACCTCTTAATTTTCATTTTGATGGCCAGTTTTTGCTCCCCAAAGGAAGAATGCACCAGCAGGTTCACCAAAATTTCGCTCATATAATGACACTTTAGCAGAAGTTCTGGTATTTGACAAAACACCAATCATCAATGGCATTTCAAGTTCAGATGATACTTTTTTAGCAAATTCTAACAATTTCTGGGCGCGTGAATCTTTGGCTTTGCGGAAATCCGGATGGACAAAGACAAACATTTCTTCCAAAAATTGGCTGTTAGAATACCAATAGGTGGAAAGACGCAGAACAACGATGCCTTCCAACTTATCTTTCGTACCAATAACACCAATAATGCCGTTTTTCTTTTCAATCTGTAGCCAAATGGCTTCAGCCACTTTCACTTCATTAAAATCAAACAAGCCATTCTCGTCGTGAACCATTCTGGATAGTTCAATAATGCCAAAAAAGTCATCCTTAGTGGCAACACGAACGTGGCACGGCGTATCAACTACTTCAATTTTTTCCCTATTACGGCGCTGCGCTGGTGTGTAACGGATACGTTTCTTTCCCTCAGTCATAGTCATTATTGATCCCTCAATCAGATTTTGGTCCCGGTAGTTTTTTCAATGTTTCTATCAAGTCTTTTCTGGTCAAAACCACAAATTCATCAAGCAGGTCATGACCAGCATCAATGTCACCCATGCCAATGGATGTCACTACAGATGGCGGTATAACATATTCGCCACCCGCAGCCACAATAGGGGCCAGAGATGGCTGCATATTTCCCGACGATTTGTCCTTGGCGGCGTGATCGTGGCACAGGCTATCAAATACCTTGAAGCCAGCCTCAGTGTTTCCCTCGCCATATGCCGATACAATGTCTGCGGGTATGACATAGCTTCCAGCAGGGACATGCATATTTAAATGGTCTGTTCTGCCAGCAACCGGAGCAGGAATTGGCCCAACATGCGCCCGTGCGTCCTGAGCAGAACGATCAGACACATCATTCTTGGTCAATGGTGCCGCCATGCCGCCAGAAGCCTTGCCTGACTTCGCCATGTTTAATGCAGCCGCAATAGCCTGATCCTGCTTATGGCCTGAATGAACCATTTCGCTGATATTTGAACTGATTGTTTTTTGTGATGTACCGTGATGCAATGGCATTATGAATATCCTATGGAAACGATTGAATTGGTTCCCGGAACAAAAACCAATCCAGTAGCAAACGGAATTTGCACTTGGTACACACCCAGCACATTAGGGACAGCATAAATTCGGTTTCCTGTTGTCGCAGAAGTGCTGTTTGTATCATAAAGATACCCCTGCGTTGTTCCAATAACCAGAACGCTCACAGTAGAGACCCATCCCGATGATGATTTAACAACAGTGCTGGCAGATATTTCTTTAGTTGAATACGAGCCAGCATATTTAGACAAAGAATTTGCATACAAATTAATTGCCTGAACGCCATTCTTTTGAGTAGTTAAAATATCGTCAAGTGATGCCACGGTTAAAACTTTCCATCAATTTGGTATCTATATCGCACTGCACCCAAACGCCAAAACGTGCCAACATCATTTGATGAGAGTTGAATGGACATAAGACGCGCCCTAATGCGAACAGAAATGTATTCTGTTGCTTGGGTCATATTGTAAGGGCCATAAGTTATTGGCGTATCTCCGGGGTAGTTTGTTGCTAAAAATGTGATTTGGACTGTTGCGTTTTGGTTTCCGCTGTATGTTCCCCATTTCATATCAGGCCAAATTTGGTCAACAAACACCAAATTATCAGCTTCATTTAACTGGCTATAGCCAGTTGCAGCCGTTGAAAGCATGGCGGTTGTGGATGTACCAGAGGCCGCATCATTGCCAATTTCATGCTGATACAGAAAATTGTCTGATCCTGCGCCAATTGGTGGCCCAAGAACCGATTGATCAATCCAAGCCGTGCGACCGAGTGATCCATAATCCCAGCACTGCATGACAACATTGTATTTAACATAACTGTCGTTTTCGCCCGTTCCATTGGCGGACGGATAAAACCACATAACTTCATTGAACTGACTGTTCACCGCGCAACGAATGCGCTGGGTGTAGGGGACGCCATTAGCATCATTGCCAGACTTCAAATTTTGAAAGACAGCATCCCAAACAGAGCAAGGTATAATTTGTGGACCGCTTCCCATACTCATGAAGAATTGCTTTTGGCTCATCCAATAAACAGCATTATTTAATTGACCAACGCAATGCCGACCAATAGCACCGCAGTTTGATCCAATTTTGTTAAAACCATATACAAATGGCAAGCCAACATACTGCATCGCCCAAAGATCAAGATCAGTCCACAAAAGACCCTGCTGTGGCCCTTGAATACCAGTGACGATCTTTGAACCTGACGGGATACGGTAAGAACCAGCTTGATTTGTCACGGTTCCGGCCCAAACTGTAAAATCACCAACATCAGACCAACGAACAAGAAGGGGGTCGGGAGCAAGTGTAAACGAAGAACCGTAAGCTACAATTTGACGCTCAGGCATAGCAACAAAAATGCCATCGTTGACCAAAGGCGCATCGCCGCCAACAATTTGAGCATTTTGAATTTGACCATCTGGCTGCCAATAATAAATGGCCCCACCCGCTGGACATGCAACAAGGTCTTGTCCGTAATTATCCAATGTCCAATCTGTCGCAGTGATCGGCGTTCCGGGGGTTGGGGTTTGAGTTGTCCCCAAACCAAAGCCACCAGTACCAAAACCGCCAACGCCAAATCCCGTGCCAGTAGGCTGTGGGCCTGTGGCAATATAAAAAGTTGACCGAACATTGCCGCTATTTATGGCGGTTGGGCCAGCAGTTGATGTGGCAGTGTTGGCGGCAGAAAACGTAAAGATGCTTGCTGATGTAACAGACAACACCGTGTAAGAACCAAACAGCGTAACACCGCCAATGGTCGTTGAGACACCAACATAAAATTGATCACCAACGGAATATCCGTGATTGTCCAGATAAGTTGTGATTATGGATAGGCCACTTGTTGTGCTGAAGGCTGGTACGGCAACCAATTTTGCTGTCCCTGTACCTACGCCTACTGTGCTATTTTTGTTAAAAATTGTTCCAACGGTCGCGGCAGAAGCACCAATGGATGTCCAATTTGACCCAACGCCAACGGTCACAATTTTATATGTGAGTCCCGTTGTAAGGCCAGTAATGATTGTGTTTGCAGAAGTGTCTGCTGTGGTAGTGGCCAGAGAAGACGCATATATGGTGTACTGCGTCCCCGCAGCCGTTTTCAATTGGTAAGCACCTTGAAGAACCAAGCCGCCAACTGATACTGGGGTGACATAATTAACATAGTCCAAAACAGACCCAGAAATATTTGAATCCGTGACGGTAACTACGTTTGAACCAGCCGTTGTTACAAAAACAGGCGTTGTGTTTGTTGTCGCTAATTGTGGGGTAATGTCATCTAAAACATTTCCCGATAAAACGCTTAAAGAGGACTCCGCTCCAATTGCCAAATAATTGACACCATTTAGATCAGACCAACCTTTTAATGCGCGAACTGTTGAACTAATGGCGGAGTTAAAATAGGCAACCCATCCGCCCATTTTTTGAACAAGGCCCATTCCATCACGATCCGGCAAAAACCGAATGAGATTTGATGAAGTGTATTCGCTTCCATCATTTAAAGCCGTTGTTGATGTCGTATCAACGCCCGGCTTATATTTCATCATATTATGAGGCATTTTTTACCTCGTTGGGCTTGCGGCAGGAGCCGGAGAATAGGATGTCCATGCAGCAGCTTCAAATTTCTTGCGGTTTTCTTCAATTAAGGCGCTACTTTTCAAAACCTGATACTGGTTTTCATAGCTTTGCGCCATTTGTGGATCATCAGACTGCCGACCAAAGTTGCGCTGGTAAGCTGAAATGTAAACCATAGAAGCCATGATAAACATGTCTGGAAGGTACACCGAAATAAATGTCGTTGTATTGCTTGCCGACAGTGGCGCAGAACGAACCGTACCTGTCAGGCGAACATTATAAGCTGAATTGGGTATTGGCCCAACAATAATGTTTTGGCTTGTCAATCCAGTAGTTGCTGTGTCGCCACCATAAACGGCAAAATACTGCGGCAAACCCGTTGTAGACCCTGAACCATAAACATTTTGAATAAATTCTTTGGTGATCGGCAACAGTGGCGAGGAGTTGCCCGACCCATCAATCACCTCAAATGTCTGCGGAACAACAAATTGAGATGTTGGAATTGTCAAAGTGCCATTGCTGGCTGTGAATGAATAGGCTGTTGTGCTGATTTGAGTAGACAAAAAATCAAGATCACGCTGCATCCGCAGTTCAGCATACGAAATCATTTGAGGTAAAATGATTTGATAATTAGCGTCCGACACCGGAATTACCGACATCGTAGCAATCTGCTGGATGTAATCATTGTAATTCATAACTATCCAACCATGCTAAATGCCATGTTCTCAACTTCTGAAACACGACGCGACCAACCTTTCCCGAAAGTATCATAGGTTGGCAGGCTTTGCAAAAAAGCCAAACGAGCCTCGCAAATCAATGTCGCTAATTCGCGTGGATTATGTGTATTCACTGCCGCCAGAGTAGCCAAACCAATTATGCCATCTTGAACCGCCCCAACCGCCTTCTGCAAAATCTTGGCGGCACGGCCTGTCCCAGAATTTATGGCCAAATCAAACACGGCATAATCTACGCCATCTGGGAGTTTATCACCACTGACCGCATCCCAATATTTCTTGCGATACAATGGCATAACGTCCGCAGGCGTCAGAGCCTTAATATCATCCTTTGATACTTCTCTGCCAATCCATGCCTCCCAAACAGCCTTTGTGCATCCAAGATTGGTTGCCCCGCCAAAGTCTTTTGGATTATCAACGTAGCCACCTTCGTGCTTTAAAACTAGGGCAAAACATTGTTCAAAATTACCGTTCATTTACGCGCAACACCTTGAATTTTTTCGTAAGTTCGTAGCCCCGCCATGCCCAACAAAGCCCATACTAATTCCATAAGGGACGAATCCAGAGTAGGCAGATCGTGTAATCCCGCACCAATGGCGATTGGACGCAGTAGGTACTGATATGCGAGACCAAATGCGCCAATCCAACCGATAGCAGGACGCCAACCGCTAACAAAAAGATTAGAATTTTGTGCTTCATTTGCGTTTACCGTATTTTGTTGTTGATCCCATCCCTGCAACGATGCGCGTAAAGCGGCTTCCGCCTCCGCTTTTTGGGAAGGGTCGGGGATGAATTTGTTAACAATGCCTAACGCCGCACCGATAGCGTCATCAACCCCGAAAGCCATAATGATTACTCCGCTTGATTGTCTTCTACTGCTGGAATTGACTGCATTGCCGCATCCACTTGTGGCTTTGCTTGGGCATGAAGGGCAGCAATTAAGTCAGAAACTTCAGCATACGCACCTGTGCCAAGATATTTCAAAACCACATTGGTTTGCGCGATGGTTAACTTTAGGGTCAGTTCAAAATTTTCCATAATTTTCCCTCTTATGAAAATGGTGGTGATTGAGTTTGAGCATAAGGTTGAGACAACTGCTTAATTTGGGCAGCGATCCCCGATTCAACGCCCGGCATACTGATGCCTTGCGAAACCCATATATAAGCCATTTCCTGCGTAATGTCAGCATACGGAATAAATTTTGCTGGGTTTGGCGTACCTAATTTTACCGACCCAGAAGCGGAAGATGTGTAGGCACCATCCGTACCCGTGCATACCCAATTGATAGCCGTCACCACATTGGTGAGGCCATCAGTTGATGGGTTAACGATGAACTGGGGGAACGTCCATGTGAATTGCATTAGCGCAACTCACTGATTGTGGCGGTGCTGAGAGTATACGTTAGGACATAAGTAGCTCCCGCTGGGACAATAAATGAACAACCACTTATGTATCCGCCGCCACCGTTTCCAAAATTATAAATTTGAACGCCGCCCACCACAACGATGATTGACTGACTGCCAGAGGAATAAACTGGGTTTATCGTAACCATAATTCCGGCACCCGTGGAATTGGTGTAAGTGGTTCCTGATGTTCTTGTTACCGCTTGCCACGTTTGGCTAGAATTACCAATTGCTTTAGTGGCGGCTGAGGATGACCATGTGGTTCCGTCAGAAGTTAATACGTTGCCGGATGTTCCGGGAGCGACAACTTGGACTGCACTAATGCCATTTCCCAAAATTACGTTATTGGCTGTCAGCGTGGCCGCGCCCGTACCACCATTGGCTACATTGAGCGTTCCAGCTAATGTTACTGCCCCAGTTGTGGCTGTAGATGGCGTTAATCCAGTTGTTCCGGCGGAAAATGATGTCACAATACCAGAAGAAATAAGACCATCATCCGCTTTTTTAACATTGGTCCCATCGCAATAGACAAGAATGCTGTAACCCTGCGGACAAGCAACTGTTGTCCCTGCCGCCACGTTAGAGCCGTTATTTGACCCCAATGTCACAGTGAAGGCATTGGTTGTGTTATTGCTCACAACCCACATTCCCGCCACGCTTTGGGGCAAGAGCACGTTCTGGTTGGCGGCCAGAGCACCCGTCAAATTGAACCGCATAGCCTGAGATGTTGAGCCAGCAGCCGTGGCACTAGGTGCGGTAATATTGGTATATGTCGTTGAACCGCTGGTGCTGACAGCCACGCTCGTTGTATTGCCATACATCTGATCAAGGATTGTGGCATTGTAATTCAGCGGCTGATCCCACGTTGGGGATGTGCTGTTATATGCTGGCTCATTAAGGGCAAGATTTGTAGTTGTGCTCATGATTTATCTACCTTCTGCTCCAGACGATCAAAGATTTTAGTCAGCATAGCCTCAATCCGATTTAAATGCGCGGTCAAATCGTCCTTGCTGACATATTTTGTTGGCATGTCCACCCGAAGATCATTCAGCAATTGCCGATCCTTCTTTTGATCGTTCACAATTTGGGCATAGAAATAGCCAATCATAGCAAATCCTGCCGTGATCAAGAGGTTGATGATTTGCTGCCAGTCAAAAGCCATGATCCGATACTCACATTAAGAAGAAAAAATTGCCAGTAGTTGACGGGGCTGCCGAAAAAATCCATCCCGTGTTATTGGACGTATTTGTTGAGTTTGCACCAGCATACCATGAAGCCCCACCAGTGGCAGTGCTATCTTTTAGGCTTAGATAGTCAGAACTTACCGTGCCACTTGATTTGGAAAGAGTAAATGCTGCGGTTGCAACGGTGGAGTTTAATGTGAGTATGTTTCCCACCGATCCTGTGGCTGTAAATGCTGCAACCGTTTGAGTAGTGCTAGAAGTGAACAGAATAGATGTTGCACCCGTGGCACTATATGTATTGGTAATATTACCAAATGTATTGGAACCGGAAATGGTTAACGCACCCGCTCCGCCTTGGTTTAAGGCAATTGAGCCATAATTGACGCCGCCGCCAGCAAATGTTTTGGCCGTAGCCCCTGTCATTGAAATTGTGCCAGAACCCGTAACAGTTAAACCAGTGGATGCAACGCTCCAAGTTGTCGTGGTGACACCAGAAATTGTCCATGTGCCGGAATCAATCGCCAAGGTGCGGGTTGTGCTTCCAGTTGCGACAACTTTAACGCCTGTAAAATTGAACCCATTGGCATCAAAAGTGCCAGATGTTAAGGTCAATGCTGTGGTGGCATTGGTGCTGGTAAAAGCGTCAAGGAGCCGAACTGTTCCGGTTAAATTGTTAATTGTAATAGGCTGAGTCCAAGAAACTGCCGCGCTTGTAATTGTTGACGTGTTTCGGTTTTGCCAAGTTAATGTTCCTGTTCCTGTTATAGTTACAGCGGAACTTAAAGTAATACTACCAAACAATTTTGGAGTAAGAGTTGATGTAGCAAAAGTTATTGCATTGGTGCGCGTTGCAAAACTAATGTTAGGCACATTATAACTTGTGCCAAGCGAAAGAATAGCGGATGTGTTTAGGCTGCTATTATCAATGTTTGCCGTATCTTGTGGTAATGGAAAATTTGTTGACGACACAGCACCGCCGCTAGATGTAGCCCATTGTGAAGCACCAAAGTTTGCGGATGTTGTTCCGACGAAATAAACATTCTTCGCAGTGGTAAACGTAATTCCGCTATTGCCGCCACAGTTTCCAAGGCGAGTTCCTGTAAACGGCGAAGCCGCACCCGCTCCAACAACATCAGTGAAATCAACATCTGTAAGCGAAACAGCCGCTGCTGTTAAAGTTACTTGAGTTCCATATGTGGAAGAAACTACATAAACCCTATTTGTTCCCGGTGTGGTTGTGCCACCAGAAATGGTTAATGTTCCAGTAATCGTTTGGCTCGCGCCCAAATTTAAACCCAACCAACCATTCGTTGTATTCGTGTTTGTAATGGTTAAATTATTAAAAGTGTTGGCTCCATTTATGGTTCTAGTAACAGAACTGGCACTACTCGCCGTTGAAGTAACATTGTAATATGTTAATCCACCACCCGAAAATGTTAATGTTCCTGAAGCAGCCGTGGCTACTATAGTTGAAGTTCCAGAATTAAAAGTTAAGTTTGTTGTGGTGCTAGTGTCCCAAGCAGTTAATGTGCTACTTACTGTAAATGTACTAGCATTTAAAGTGAGAGTTCTTGCTAAAGAACCTGAACTAGAAAAATTAAAAGCAGTAACTGAATAATTGCTTGCGCTTGTATTAAACGTGCCATTAGTTAAAGTTATTGTATTAGCAACCGAAAGTGCTGATCCAAGCGTCCATACGCCGCCAACACCGTTGAATGTCACGCTATCTAAAGTATTTCCGTTAGTGGTAATAGTTTTACCACTTGTAGTAGAACTAAAATTTATATTGGATAGATTGGTTGTTGGAAACGTCGTGGGGGATATTAAAGATAAACTACCGTATATTGATAAGTTAGGTGCTGTCCCAGCCGAAAAAGTCCAATTACCAACAGAAGTTGTGAGATCAAGGCAGTTAATATTGCCCGTCATAACAATTGTACCGACCGTAGTTCCGCTACCCGTAGCAACGAAGACGCTATCAGCGGAAGTTGGAACAGATGCTCCCACTGTGGCGGCTGTCATCGTCTGCGAAGCGTATGTTCCGCCAACAGAAACAACCCAAGTATTTACTGATCCACTTGAAATTGTGCCAAGGGACACGTTCGTGCTGGAAAATACCTTCATCCCAACAACCAACGCTGGAGAACCAACGGTTGTTAAGGTTGTTCCAGAACAAGATGCGGTAAATGATAGCCCTTGTGCCGCCGACCAGTTTGTGGTCGTCGTTGTATCCCATGTGCCGCTTCCGCCAACCCAATACCGATTTGCCACGGTTTACTCCTGCGGAGGGTTGGTTACGATGGCATACCACTTGTCGTAACGCTGTTGTTTCATGGCAGCAATATCATCTGGCGTAAGAGCATTGTATTGATCTGCTGGCATAACAATAGCATCATTGAAAACCCACGGGGATTCTCCAATTTGAAACCGATCACTAATCCAACCGTTTTCTAAAATTTCAGTAGCCATAATGTTCCCTCATTATGCAGTTGCGACACAACGCCACTTGGATGTAGCTACGTTCCAAACAAATCCAACATCTAAACGATTGGTTGAAATTGTTGTTGATGGAAGAATAACTGTGGATGATTCAAATGAAGCACCCCAAGTTATTCCAATTGCGCCCGTCCCAGTAATTGAAATCCACAGTTTTTGACCATTTGTGGGTGTCCCGGTCAAGTTTGTGGTGAAAGATGTAATTGCCACAGACTGCCCTGTGATAACCATCATATCGTAGTCATCAGTGCTCAGTGTTGGCGTGGCAGAGTTTGCCGTGCTTGCCAGAACGCGAGGTGTCACGCGCTTATTAGTAAGTGTTTGAGTGGCGGCAAGACCCGCAACCGTGTCTGATGACGATGGGAACGTCATTACGGTGGCATCTGTACCAGCAAGAGTAAGTGAATTATTAACGGTCAGCGTTTTTCCGTCCACACCCGCAAGAGTAATGGAATTGTTGGCCGTCAACGTCTTACCATCTGCAATGGTCAAAGTTGATCCGGTGGCTGGTGCCGTCAACGTAACTTTGTTAACCGAAGTAGCCGTCGCCACACCAATTGTAGGCGTTGTTAGCGTTGGCGAAGTGGCCAAAACAATGCTGCCAGAACCCGTTGTTGTGTTGCCCAATGCGGTGACAGTGCCACTCGTAGGCAACGTCAGCGATGTGGTTCCACTTACTGTGAAAGTTGTGCCAAAAGCACCGCTAATCGTAATCGTGCTGGCTGCGTTGTTTGCCACGCCAGTGCCGCCATAGGCAGGACCAATTACTGAACCGTTCCATGTTCCAGAAGTGATTGTGCCAATGCTGGCCAAAGACGAAAGCGTGCTAACAGCCGTGTTAACAAGCGTTCCAGACGTTGGGAGCGTTACTGCTGTGGTTCCAGTAACCGTAAGCGTTGTTCCAAAATTACCGCTAATCGTAAGTGTGCTGGCGGCATTGTTAGCTATACCCGTACCACCATACGCAGGACCAATAATTGAAGCATTCCAAGTGCCACTTGTGATCGTGCCAACGGTTGCCAAATTGGATAAGCCTGCCACGGCAGTATTTACCAATGTTCCAGACGTTGGCAAAGTCACGTTAGTGGAGGCAGTTGTAGTTAATGTCGTAGAAAATCCACCAGCAGTAGCCAGTGTTGATCCATCCGCAAGCGTTAGCGTTGCGCCAGTGGCGGGTGCTGTTATTGTAACTTTGTTTACAGTTGTAGCAGTTGCAACGCCGATATTTGGCGTAGTCAATGATGGGGAAGTTGCTAACGCCAAAACAGTGCCAGAGCCAGTTGTAGAGTATGATGTACCCCACGCCGAGCCTGTAGAATTAGCAATACCCGCTGAAGGGTAGGGTATGCTTGATGCGGCAGCCCATGACGGTACACCCGCCGCAAGAGTTAAAACATATCCATTTGTTCCAGCCGCCAAACGAGACAATGTGTTTGTTGCCGAACCATAGAGAATATCACCCGTTGCAATAGCTGTTAAACCAGTGCCGCCATAAGTTGCGCCTATTGCTGTGCCGTTCCATGTTCCAGATGTAATGGTTCCAATACCCGAAAGGCTTGAAAGCGTTGTAACTGTTGAACTAACAAGCGTTCCAGATGTTGGGAGCGTGACGTTAGTGGTGGCCGAAGCCGTTAATGTTACAGAAAAAGCACCAGACGTTGCAAAAGTTGAACCATTTGCCAAAGTAAGCGTTGCACTGCTCGCAGGTGCTGTAAGTGTAAGTTTATTGATGGACGTTGCTGTTGCCACGCCTAGCGTTGGGGTTGTGAGCGTTGGCGATGTTGCTAAAACCACATTGCCTGTACCAGTTGTGGCCAAGTTTCCAAGGATTCCAGCATTATTGTATAAAATATAACCACTTGTTCCGCTGCCAACAGTTGTGGTTCCAACCGTGATGGATGTCGCGCCGGGAATGGTTGACCACGTTCCATCACCACGCAAAAATGTTGTACTGGATGGCGTACCCGTCACTGGGTTTGCAGCCATGTTCGTGACAGTGGAAATTAAATACCCAGAAGTGGGCATTGTTAATGCTGTGTCAGCAGTCGCTGTGAGCGTGGTATTAAACGCCCCAGATGTGGTTAAATTGCCGCCAAGAGTAATGGTTTTTGTGCCATTATTGACACCCGTACCACCATACGTTGAACCAACCAGACCAGACGTAATTTGTGTTCCCGCAATCGCAATTGTTGTATTGCTGGCGGCAGTTAATTGCCCTTGAGCATTAACCGTAAACAAACCAACCGATGATGCTGATCCATAAGAGCCAGCCGTAACAGCGGTATTAGCAATTGATATAGTGCCAGTTCCCGTGATTGTTCCACCAGACAGCCCTGTACCCGCCGTGATGCTGGTTACTGTCCCAGATTTATACCCCTGCGCTTGAACGTAAGCAGTGGTTGCAATGGTTGTGGAACTATCATTGGTCAATGGCGTTGGGGCGGTAGGAACCCCCGTGAATGCAGGTGATGCTAATGGTGCAGCACCTAACAATGTCATCGTTTGAGCAACAGTCAAATCAGATGGGTTGGCAGATGATCCACCATTGTTACCTTTGATTGTGCTGGCTGGCATACTAGCAAGGTAGCTGTTTGTAATGCTGCTACCATTTAATCCGATTGATCCACTGGATGTAATTGTGCCGCCAGAAAGAGGGGATGTTGCGGTAATTGATGTTACAGTTCCACCATTTGCATTGAGATTTGCAATTTGCTGGGCCGTGGCGCTGGCGGAAACACCATTCTGCACCACCATAATCTGAGAAGAACCACTCAGAGACGTTAAAACCGGAAGATTGGTGACGGTAATGTTGCTCATGTCAGAGGTCCAGTCTCAGGTATCTGATTGTAATCGTAAGGCAGCCCAACCAGCGCCGTAACCATCAACGTGGTGCCTTGCAGCAGGTTCCCCGCCGTTATAGCATTGTTTGTCTGGTAAGTGAATGATGTTGCTGATCTGATGGTGACACTATAAAAGCCCGTTGCCAGTTTGTTGGACAAACCTTGAACAGCAATTTGATCATTATCCGATAAATTGTGAACCGACGCACAGTTTACCGTCACAGTATTCGTGCCATCAGCAATAATAGATGTCGGATTAAGATTCACACGGTATGCTTTTTGTTGATACAGCGACATCACCGCATTTTCATCAAAGCCCGTTGGCGGACCTAATGGCTGCGTAGTTACAGTTTGGCCGCTTTCAGTCACCACACCAACAGTCGGATAAATTGGGATGCCCGTAACAGAGTCTTTTGGTGCACCTGCCGATACAACAACAGAATTTGTCTCATCAGAAGCAAATGGTTCCGTGCGAGGATTCATGACTGGCATAGGATCAGCAGGCAAAATGATGGCGCGAAGCTGATTTTGTGGCGTGTCATAGCATGGATTGCATACAAGCATGCGTTTATTGATCAGGCTGGCACCAGCCCAGTCAAATTGCCACCGAAGAGCAACGTGATTGTACCGAAACCCGCACCTATCACAAATAGCATGCGCTCTTGGATTTCGTGAACTTGTTGTAGCGCGACCAGATAATGACGCATATCCCATTTTGCATCACCCTTTCCGGTGCTAACGATAATACCCCGATATTTGGGGACTGATATACATTGAAACATACTCTGTATCTTGCGCTGAGGCAATATTATATGCCTCATCAGCCATTGGCTTCAGCATTTGAACCAGCGGCTGCGCCCATACCATAGCCAAGCGAGACGCCAACCCAGTCGCGAAGGCTTCCAGCCAACGATACGGGATATCAATTGTTTGCCCACTTGTGAAATTGCTGTCTTGAACCTGCGACACCCGGTAGTAAGACAACGTAGATGGGCCATTGGATACGTTAGGGACAGGCCAAATTGTGATTGTCGGGTTGATTAGACGATCAAACCAATATGTGGTTGGGAAGCCCTGCTGTTGCTTATTCGGATACGAAGCATATTCCGTGCGGCTCACCGGAAGAATAATGCGGTCAGTGTTTACCGAACCAGTTGTTGTCGTGACATAAGCATCCAAAATCATAACGGTGCTTGGATCAACGCTGTAGGTTGACTGGCCAGTAACCAAATTGACGGTCACTAAATCAACTTTCCAAAGGTTCACGCCACGGTTTGACCAACTGGACAACATCAGGTTGGCGGCAGTACGAGCCGACTGCATATGCTCTTGCGCCAAGGCCGTGTTTCTTACGCCGCAAAGATTAAATGCGTATAAAGTAAGTTCACCTAAACTTGGGTTATAAGCAGTTGTGCCGCTGGTGGTCATAACGCCTCATTAATCTATCGTATCGTTAGCCACCAATACGCCGCCAATGTTAATGCTGACGACCGCAGCCGTAACAGAACTGGATGCAACTTGGAAACGCAAATCTGTTTTTTCCGCGTATGGGAATGGAAATTGGCGATGGACTTCATAGGTTGTATTGTACGGCGTTTGTACAACAATGCGTTGAACACCGGAGGATAAATTGGTGATCGCACGATATGTGGTGTAGTTTGCACTGTTTCCGTTAAATGAGGAATACGCACCGTACCGCCAACCATAAAAAGTATATCCCGCAGGAACCGTATAAACAGCCATTTGAGTTGTGCCGAGGCTGCTTGTGACGCCGTTAAACACACCCGTATTGATTTGCGCGTAAACTACAGTTGCAGCCAAGTTGGACAACGTAATTACACCAGCAGGGTTTGTTGTACTACCAACGGAAACAAACATGCTGTTGATGCGAAAATATTGGTTTACCGTTGGCACGTTGGTTGTGCCATTCAAAACAAGATTTTCCGTAAGAACATTGTAATTGGCATCTAAGCCAACAATGGTAATTGTTGCCGTATCGCCAGCAGTGTCACTTTTAAGGTTCATTGTAATGGCAGAAGTTGGAAATACATATTCCGTTGTCGCCATATTTTCCCATACGGTGCGAAATGTTCCAGCCGCCGACGCTGGCGTTGTTCCATACCCAAAAATGTTTTGCGGCGCATGATTGGAAATGTGATTACGGGAAACTTGTAATTCAAATGACTCATACCGACCATTTTTGGTGATGGAATCCCAAATGATGTTACCCGCAGAAAACGTACCCATGATTATTTACCCTTCTTCCGTGACGCGGCAGCATTATCAATCAAATTCGGGTATGGCCGACCAGCCGCCCGTGCTCTAGCTTTAGCATTTTGTTGCTGCTTATGCGACAAATGTTTTGTGTGGTGGTCTTTGGGCAACTTAGTTTCCCAGAATGGCTTGTCAGTCATCAGCAACCCCACTTACGAAGGGATTTGTTAATCCGACTATCTGGATCAGCAGCCTTGGCTGAACCAGTCATTTTGCGCTTCATACCCGTCATTCTGGAACAGAAATTACTGTGACGGGGATTATCCGAATCTTTGGTGGGTGCCTTGAGGTTGTGGCCCTCAGCGCGAGCAGATGCGCGTCCTTTGGCATTCAAGCCGCCAGAAGGAGATTTGCCCTCAGAACGTGTCCAAGCCGCAGTCATGCGAGCCTCCAAGAAAGGATGGGGGCTATTACACCCCCATCGTTTTTACTTACCGTGCTCTTCAGGCTCATACGACTTATGAGCAGAAGGTTCCATGCCATGCGCCGCGCTAGAAAGTGGGTTCATGTTGGAACCAACCTTGCCACCAGACTTGCGCTTAGGACGGTCAGCACGCATCTTGGCGCTTTCACCTTGGACTTTACCCATGTGAATCATCCCACCATGCTTGCGCTTCATACGACCGCCGCGCTTCTTCTCCTTGGCTTCCTTAACCGTTGGAGAATTGGCGCCTGCGTAGACGTCATTTACTGCTTCATCAGCGTAAAAATCGCCTTCTTTAACCGAACCTTCGTCAACGGAATGTGCTTTCACACTGCCGCCCTTCTTGTGTTCAGCGCGGGGATGCTCATGATGCATGACATGCCCGTAGTGATGCTTCTGACCCTTCATGGTCTACCCCTTATGCTTGTGTAACACCAAACAGGCCCGTGACGGAACCCATATTGGCTGGAAGGACGAATTGACGAATTGCGAGACGCTTGGCAGCATCTGCCGCCGACTGCAATGCATACGTTCCACGAACGTCACCTGTGGTTGTCGTCGCAGGACTTGTGGTAACTGCCGCAACATATCCCGTGCTCGCAGTGATTGCCGCAGCATTGTAGTTGATTGCTACATCGCTGAAGAAGTCAGAACGAAGTGGGAAACCATAGATATCGGTCGTGCCAACAGAGTAATTGTGCGCGTCAGTGAACGCCGGGACAACCGACGAAATGTACTTAAACGCCTTCTTACCGTTGACCGTTGTAGCACTTGCAGGAGCCGCAATAACTTCGCTCATTGGTACGCCATAAATGTCATAGCCAGAGATTGTGATATTGCCACCCGTTGCGGATGCTGAACCAGTAACGCTAACCGCACGGGCAACAAGTGCCTGTGGGTTCCACAAATACACACCTGATGGCTGGCCAAGCAAACCAAATGGCTGCGCGAAAGCAGTGTATCCACCAGTAGCCTGTGCTGTCATCGTTGTGGAAGATGCAGTGTCATCGCCCTGAACCGTGTATGTTCCAACGCCGCCGGGAGCACCCGTCAGTTGGTTCACAATCGTGGTTCCAGAAAGTACGCCCGTGCCAGATAGCGTCATTCCGATGGAAATCGTGCCGGTGAGGGACGAAACCGTCAGAATGCTGCTGGCAATCACACCCGTGAAGGATGCAAAGCCATCAAGCAACAACAAGCCCGTAACCGCTAAACCAGTATTGAAGTTGATGCATGAAGCGCCAACCGAAACACCAGTGCTGGTGGAGTTCGTTGATACCAGCGTCATAGCCGTGCCGGATACTACGTTTGCAGCAGCCGCAATTGCAGCATTACCAAGCGCGTATGGAGCATAGTTAATCGTCTGCGTATCCGAAGTACCAAAACCAGCGGTAAAGGCACCAGCCGCTTGGCCGGGGACGTAAGTGAAGTTAGAGCGAGGGTCAAGACGGCCCACACCGCCCCAGAAGAGCGATGGGGCGATGTCGGAGTTGTAATCAGCAAATGGAGCCTGTCCAAAGCCAATATACGGTCCAGAGTTTGCTGTAATAGACATGGGCTAAACTCCTTACGATGTTGGGAATGAACCGAAAATGGAGCGCCAGTTGTAGTAGCCGAAAGAATAACGCTCGTAACCCTTAACCAGAAGGTTATCAGTCACGAAATCTACTTGCATATCGGTCTCAAACTTCACACGCTCCATGTAGGCAAGGCCATCAATGTTGGTCAACAAGAACCAAGCATAGGAGGAGGTGAGGAAGTCGTTGACGAGATAGCCTTCAGGAATGCCACCAGCAGTGCTGAGGATCGCGTTGACATCATTATCGGCAGTACCCGGACGCAGTTCCGTCTTCGTCAAGCGGATTGCCACAGGCTCAAGCTGCGGAGGAACAATCAACTTGCGGCCACGAGCGAAAACCTTCAGGCCAGCCTGATCCTTAAAGTTGGTACGAATGTTGATCATACCGTTAAGGAGCGAAGACTCGTTCAAGTCCTGCTGTACCGAGAAGGTGTTAGCTACCGTACCACCGTCAATTGGATGCGCCGTGGAGCAAAGTGCTACACCATCGCCGCCAACAGATGCGTTGTACGTCTGAGCCGTATTGAGGAGGTTCGCGCCATAGATTTCCTTGGTCTGCTGAAACGATTCAATCAGGCCGAGGTTGGATGGCATGAACTGGGTCTTGTAGAGGTTGTCGTCAATCGCCTTGCGGGTGATTGCATAGCCAAGGGCAATTTCAGTATGCTCTTGGTTGTAGACAAAACGCTCACCAGCGCCCGAATCAAAAGAGGTCTGACCGCCTTCGCTCTTAAGCTGGGCAAGACCGAGGTAACGCATTTCAGCGGTACGCTCCAGAGCCATCTTTGAATCATGCTTCGTGAAGATTTTATCGTACTGAGATGGAATCATCTCGTACTTGCCTTCTACGCCACGGAGACCGGGGAGGAGAAGGTCTTTAATCTGTGAGAGATTAACAGCCATTTTACCTTACTCCTTAAGCATTGATACTGGCAGGGCCAGCACCGTTAGAACGCCACATTTCGTTGTTGAAGCCAACGATGACGTTGCAATATTGCGTGGTGGGATCGCCGCCATTGCCGAAGCTGATTGCGTAATCAACAACAATGAAGGGCGAGGTGATGGTTGTGCTGACTGCCGAGAGATAAGCACCCGAACGACCAGTTGCAGTGCTGCCCGTACCCAGCGTGAACTGAGCATACTGGCCAATAATGCCGGAAGTCATCGTGGTAGCCGTACCCGTCATTGGAGCACCAGCAAAGCTGGTCTGAACAACGAAACGAGCATTCGGATCATCAATCACATAGGCTTCAACGTCGCCCGTAGCGTCCGAACCCGGCCAGTAAGACGACCAAACAACGCGCTTCTGCGAGGTTGAAAGATACTTGCAGCCAACGAAGATGCCAGCGATAGGCTGTGCGCCGTTTGCGGATGCAGTGATGTAACCAGTGGCCGCGCCCGTACCCGTGATTGGGGTTACAGGATCGCCAGTGTAAATTGCGGTAGAGTTGCCGCTTGCAATACGACGAGCAGACTGGGCAAACGTAGGAGCGCCGCCAGCACCACCCTGAAACTGCAAGAAGCCATAATACGCTTGCGTATTAGCCATAGCAGAGATTCCTGATGAAATGGAGGTTGCTATGCGCCCAGCACTGCAAACCTAGACAAATTTTAACCCGCCTCCCCAAGGGCAGGTGTTAGTCGCAGATCAATCCTCTGGAATAGGGACTGGCTCAAACGACTTTTTAACCAATGGACGAACACTGTCATGCTGACGGGTCATCGTACCATCTGGTGTCTGGGACAACTGCTGCTCTTTGGCACGCACTTGGTTCCTAGCACGACGCAATTCTATCTCTTTTGCTTCTTTTGTCAACGTCAAAGGACGCTCCATTAAAATCATGCCTTTTCGCTCAATAGAAGCATAATTTCCAATAGGCATCATCTCTGGATGGCGGCTTGCTGGGACTGCTTCCCAACCACCACGGGCCAACTGAACTTGATACGCCGGGTCTTCTTTTCCTAGAAGCGTGTGGCGCTTCCATTCATAAGACCAGCCATCTGGAACAATAGATGAATCAACATAAAACTCGTCAATGCCATCATCCATATTGCCACGGTTAGAACGAATCTCAGCCGCACGCTGTTCTGCACGGGCGCGAGCATCTTCGGGGCGCATAGTTTCACGCATTGGCTTGCGGTTAACTTGTGACTTCTCAACTGGGTACTTTTCTTCAGTCATTCTAATCTCCTATTAATTCAATTTGCCTTCGCGTTTAAGCGAGACCATGTTTTTTGCGTACTCTTCTGGTGTCATGCCCATCATGGAAGCAATTTCTCGTTGCTCATTGGACAGGCGAACAACATTTGGCTTACCAGAAGTGCCAGAAGCAACGCGGGTTGATGGTGCAGATGGCGGTGCAGACGTGCGCTTTTGCACTGGTGCTGCCGCCACAGAGACAACTTCGTAATCCAAGTCTGGCTCTGGTGCTTTATTCAATCCAAGACGCATTTCAACGTGCTGGAAGTACGCATCACTGTCTGGAACAAAACCCTCACCCATTGCGTGGTTGTGAGCACGAACCATTTCATCAAACTTCTTTGCATCACGGATGACATCAGGGTTGCGACGCACCCACGACGCTGAACGTGGCGACAATTGAGACGCAAATTGCTCAACTGGGTCATTCTGTGGCGGCACAATTGGCTGCACAGGCTGACGAAGTTTGTTTTCCATAGCATTCTTGCCATTTTCAAGCGTTGATAGCTTGTTGGCATTCAATGATAAGGCTTCTTGGAAGTCTGCCGCCCTGCGGTAGTCACCAGCGGCCATTGCTTCAGCGTAACCGTTCTTCAACGCCTCTGAACGCTGCTTTGTGGCGTCAATGGCGCTCACAATAAGCTGGTAATCACCATCTTGAACATTGCGCTGGGCTTCTTGAGCCTGCTGTTGGGCATGATAAGCCCTACGTTCCGCGTCATCACGGGCTTTTTTCTCGTCCTCAAGCTGTTTTTTGAGTTGAGTAATGCCTTCATCAGCCGAAATTTCATTTGCATCAGATGATTTTTCAACTTTTACCGGATCATCCGCAGCCGCAACTTCAATTTTTTCTTCAGGCTCTAACTGAACATCATTTTGATCAACCATGTCTTATCCCTTTACCATACTGCATCAGGGTATTTGGTCATGCCACGAATGTCGGTATCATCAATCATGCGGCATGAGACGCCATGCACATTGATTGACCAACCGTCCGTGACGCGGAAATACACCCAATCACCAACTTTGACTTTTGTGCCTTTGAACCAATTGTTATTGGGGTCATCAAAGGCTTGCAGGCCCATTTTCACAACAAGGCCAACTTTGCCCTGATACCGATCCTCATCACGGGTTGCCCCCGGCAGAATAATTCCGCTGTTTGTCTTCTCAGGCCGCACATAAATGGCAACCATTACTTCATTGTTGAACACCTGAATGTCATCCAGATTGCCCAATTCATCCATAAGGATTTTGGCTGGATCAACACTGTGGTTCATTCGCATAAATGGCATTACTTTTTCCTTTCCCCTGTAGAAATGATTGTGTCTGCCTCTTCCATGAGGTCTAAACACTTACGCAGACCGGAAATGATGCCAGTACGGTGTTTGTAATCCGCAATGTCGGAAAGCATGCCCTCGCAAATAAATTGCATCTCCTCACCGATTGTTTCTTCAATCAGTTGGGCCATGATTCTTGCATATCTGTCTGCGTATGTCTGTGTCATAGGCAGTTTATGGCACAGGTAGGAATTAAATCGTTTGCGATGAGTGTAAATTCCCACCTAAAATGATTTGCAATGAATGTAATAATTTACATAAAAAAAGACCGCAGGGTTTAATCTGCGGCCTAGTTTATCTTTGGGGGAGGAACCAAAGATTATGCTTTGTGACCGTATGCCTTGATCTTTTCAAGACGGCCAAGACCACCACCAGCGGCGTGGTCAATAATATGTTCAGTGCGACCCATTGCGCGGCCACCAGACTTACGAGCCATTGGCATACCGCCACCCATTGGAGGCATACCACCTCCCATTGGGCCACGGCCACCAGCGAGAGCCGCCAGCAAAGCAGGATCAGTCGGTGCGCCACCTGCTGGGCCACCCATTGGAGGACGCGGTGGCATTGGAGGCGGAGGAGGAGGCATTGGAGGAACACCCATTGGGCCACCAGCCATTGGCATACCAGCAGGATGAGCATTCACATTGATGTTAATGTGCGTCTTGCCCTTTGCTTTGCCACCATGCTTGTGAGCGGTGCGGCCACCCGGTACTTCACCCGGAATCTTAGTAACCGAATTTCCGGCGAACACTTCGCCACCCTTAGCGTGATGCATACGCTTAAGCGTCTCAGCAAGATGAGCCTTCTTAGCCAGCTTAGGGTTTTTGCTATGCGTAGCTTTTTCCAACTTCTTTGCAGGAATCTTCTCGCCTTCAGGAACATGAAGTGCCTTATGCAATGAACCCGGATGCTTAATAGCACCCTGAATCCATTTAATCTTGCCACCATCAGCCTTCTTTGCCTTGCCGCCATAGCAAAGACCTTCAGCCGACTGCTGCTTGTCGTGCTTTTTGTCTAAATCAGACTTTTCCCAAGCCTCCATAGACATGCCATGCTTCTTGGCCAACTTTTTGTCTTGCTTGAGATCAGCCTTTGAGTGTTCCCACTCCATTTCCGATACTTTGCCACCCTTCTTTAAATTAGAAGGACGTGGCGTTGGCATTGGAACGTAATCCATATCGGATGGACGTGCGACCGGAACAGGAACTGGAAGGCGAACAAGACGTTTAACAGGCATAACTCTCGGTGCCGTGGTGCGATCACCACCGAATGGATCAATGCCGCGCTTTGCCAAAGCAATCTGCTCTGGCGTATAATCAGGAACGCCACCATCCATGTGGTGCGAACGCTTAATCTTGCCGCCCTTCTTGAAACCACCAACATGCTTGATGCCTTCACGGGCTTCATTCGCCATGCGTACATCGCGGTTTAGCAAATTGTCAGGCGTGAGATAACGCTTTGAACGGTCTTCACTCTCAGTGCGTCCACCAGACTTACGCATTGCACGATCACCGCGCTTCTTGGCGTCGTGACCATGAACTTTGCCGCCAGACTTGTATTGGCGCTTGCTGAGTGGCCGTAAACCAGTCTTAATGCCAGCGTTTTCCATCTCTGGAGGCGTCCATGTGGAAGAATCCACCTTGGTATGAGGCTCACCCGATGTCAGGCGCTTGGCCTTATCACGCATAGGGTTTTTGATGGAATCTGACAGCTTGGACATGGGCGGCTCCTGAGAAGAACAATGCACCTTAACGCAATTTTACCATTAAGACAATTCTCTTATATCGTATAATATTCCAACCTTGGCGCACCGTTTACATATTTGATGCGACCGTGAACCTTGGACATATCCCCACCCGTGTGAGCAGCCGCCCATTGTTCAGCAGTCATGCCGTCAACGGTTGGAAGTTGTTGATTATACGTTCCAAGTTCAGTTGTGTATGGAGCAGCCACCTTTTGCGAGGCAGCCAAAGCCATAGCCTGATTGATAGCTTGCTGCTGCACGCCATGATCACCGCGATAATCTGAAGATTGATCACGATTTGGATAAACTGCCTGACTGATTTTATTGTATTCCGGTGAGTTCAAACCATAAGATGGTGTAAATCTATCCGCAAGGAAACCACCAAAACCTTGAACCGCATTAATAAATGGGTTGTTAGTGGTCACATCAGGCGTTCTTTGGCCTAATGTCATGTCAGCATAGGCATTTTTAGGCCCACTAAGTCCGTATTGTGCATTATAAGCCGCAATTAATGCAGGGTCTTCAAAACTTTCAACGGGTGTTCTTGGCATTGCATTTTCTAAAGTGTCATCTGCCGTGTCGCCAGAAAGCGTGCTGTTGTCATATGATCCAACAAGAGCATTTGCACCAACATTGCCTGCGTTGTTGGCAGCATAAATATCTGAAGCACCAAAGCGTCCCCTTTGGGTTTTAGCCAAATCCGCACCGCTTCTTAGTGCGTCCCTAATGCTACTAGGAGTTCCATCATATTGCCCAACACCTAAAGTTGCTCCCGACGGACGCCCAGCCATAATGCCACGGGCATATGCCTCACGGGATGGTGCAGATTTAATTTGATTTTCCAATGATGGACGTTCAAAATTTTCCAACGCAACATCCGCAACATCAGCCGCATTGGTTCCCGTTCTCATAGCATTTCTTGTATCTGCATAAGCTGGGTTCGTAGCTATCTCATTTAATGCAAATCCAAGTTGTGGCATTTGAGAGCCAGCCAAGGCATCGCGCAATTCATTGCCCCTCACTCCTTGGCCAATTCCAAGCACATCTCTTAAATCCCTTGCGCGTGATCCCGTGTGTTGGAACATGCCAATAGAACCAGCATTGATGGCTGACGGATCAAGTTCTTGGCCGCTTTCACCCATTGCACTACCAAGTAACCCAGCCGCACCAGCGCGTGTGTTTTGTTTTCCAACCAATGAGCCGTATCCCATGCCAAATGCATTGCTTGGGTCCATAGTTGCGCTTAACAAGCTGCCTTCGTATGGCGTGTTCATGCGTTGCTCAGAGTATCCAACTAATCCAGTCGGCATCTCATGGCCCGTGTAGTTGCCGCCTGAAACATCAAAATCACGGCCAAATGAAAAACGGTCAACATCTGATGGATTATTATCCGGACGCGACATATCCGCAAAACCACGCTCATTGCCGCGTGGATCGCCACCGTAGTTACTATCTGACTGCGAACGATCCGCCATGCCCGCTTCGTTACCGCGTGGATCGCCGCCATCAGCTTCACCACCATCTTCATAATGCAGCCTGCCGCCAGAAGCGTGATGCCTTCTGCGTAGATCAGCAAGCAACTCATCTAAGTTGGCTGGCATAGCAATTGGCTCACCGCCCTCAACGCCAGACAAGCGCAAGCTGAAGATGTCATCCATCGCATGCTTGTTTAACGGACGCGGATGAGTTTTTTTCCAATTTTGCAATTCCTGCAACGAATGAGGAACTTCTATTGGTGATGCTGTGTCCAAAATAGATGGCTCATTGATGCCATCACTTGCCTCACCACCGCGAGCCATGCGAATTGCGTTATCAATGGCATTGTTGCCCAATGTGCGACCGCCATGATTATACATATTGCCTCTTATAATTTCATTGCGAGCCGTAATTGGATCAACTCCATTACGTCGCGCAGATTCCATAATATGTTGAGCAAGCATTTCTAATTTAGGTGCGCCAATATCCGTCTCTACCCCCGTAGCATGACCCATGAGACCCCATTGGCGAGCCTGTGCAGGAACACCTTCTAACCCCAAAGGTTGTGCAACATTTTGATAATACCATTCACCAAAAGGACGGTATTCAGCCATATTCATAGATGGTTTAAAATCTTTAGCTGTTCTTGTTTCACCCATGCCAACGCCGCGAGCAAAATGTGCATCAGGAACAGGCCAACGAGTTTGTTGCCCTAGTTCAGGAGCATTTGATGATTGTATATATAATGGAACTTTTGGCGATCCCATGTCCAATTCGCCAGTTTCATTAAATTTTGCCATTGGCCCCATGTGAGACGTGGAATGATATGGATGGCCCGGCATAGATAAAAGTTCAGATGGGAAACTAGAAGGACGAACATATTTACCAATTCCTCCCATTTTTGAAAATTCTGGAAACCGCCCTTGCTCAGTCATATAATCAGCACCAAGACCACGTTGAATTTCAGAAACAACATCAGACCCCGGCGACATCATACCCATACGGGTATTCATTTGCGTATAGCGTTTGGCGGCTAATTCTGGACCAAGTTCTTTAACCATCGCATGATATAGCGGGTCCATCGTATACCAAGCATCCATACCTTTAGTTAAAGCAGGATACCGTTCTGCTTCTCCTAATGCGTCAACAAGGCGTTGGGCATTACGTTGATTCATGATGGCATCAACAGTATCAGGTGTTTTACCTTTTCCTAACATGATGTCAGGAACAGCCGTCCCTTTACGGTCTTTACTCATTTGATACAAATCATCACGAGTTACGCCAAAAAGTTGTTTTAATGCTGGGTCTTCTGGAGCAACACGAGCCGCCGCTTTTGCTGCCATAATATCAGGGCGTTCATAAACGCCGGGATAGGCAATACGTTGAGGATTATCTACCGTTGGCCGAATAACAGTAATTTCTTCTTGAATATTAGATGGGTTGCCAGCCAATATGCGAGTAGGCATGCCAGCGCCACCCGTACTGGGGCGATCCAATCCCGTATGAAATGATGGATTGGCCACTTGCATATCAAGGCCAGATTGAAAGGTAGCTAATCCTTTAATCTTGTTTTCAATATCACGCGCTCCAGCATCTCTGCCGTAAGCTATGTTTTTGGCATCTTCTATGTCATCTTCAGGAACGCCGCCAAGAGTTGCGTAGCCAGCACGACCGCCGCCAGCATGATGCATTCTTACGTCTCCACCTCTTGCTTTATTGATATTTTGATCTGCAACTGGTTGCAAAAACCTAGATGATATATTTTTTATGCCTTTATCGCCAAAATCTACTTTGGCAAAATCAGGTTGAGAATTAATAATTGTGCCTTTTCCAAAAGTTTGATGATAAACATCTCCAATTAATGGAACAAATTCATCCTTTGAAAAAAGACCAACTTTTTGCCCGTAATTTTTTGTTGCATCAATTGATTCATTGATAAATTTTTTAGGATCATCATTTGATTTAGGATATAAATGATGTTCAATTTGATGAAGTCTTGGAACCCAAGCGGCATGATCACTAACACGAATCACAAAAGGCGTTTCAGATTCGGGTAAATCAAATTGTGGTTTTACATAATGACTTACGCCGTATGGTGTTTTAGATTTGCTTACTGATACGGGAACGCCAAAATGGTTTTGCATTGCTTCCGCAATAGCAGAAGAATGGTTTTCAATTTCATCATTTGTTAGACGATTATGCAAAATGGGCATATTAGAAGGCATACCAGCGCCACCCATACTGGGGCGATCCAATCCCGTATGAAATGATGGATTGGCCACTTGCATATCAAGGCCAGATTGAAAGGTGGCTAGTCCTTTAATCTTGTTTTCAATATCACGCGCTCCAGCATCTCTGCCGTAAGCTATGTTTTTGGCATCTTCTATGTCATCTTCAGGAACGCCTCCCAAAGTTGCATAACCTATTCTTCCACCTTCTTTTCTTCCAACACGTTGCACAGGAGTTGGGTCAAACATAACTGCCATGGGATACCTATGTTTCGTATTTGCAATACCAGAATAACCGTATTCTTTTGCTAATCGTTCTACATCATTTTTTGCTTGAGGCATCTTAATCCATGCAGGATCATTTTTTGCCGTTGCAGGAGCGCGATTTAATTCTTGGGAAATATTCCACAATCCTAATGGGTCTTGATTCCAATTATAAAGGTTTTCAGAACTTGAAGAATATCTTTGAGAACCTAATCCCGGTTCAGGAGAAACACGACGAGGATCACCTAAATAAAAATACGATCTATTTGCTACACCACCCGGCATACCAAAAATCCGATCTCGTTCATCCCCTTTTAAACCAGTTCCATAAAGAGTTGGATCAGTCATAGTCATGTTTGGATCACGACTAAAATGAGTAAGAGAAGAAGAAAATGTTGTTCCAGTTTTTGGTTTAACAAGCGAACGAACATATTCAGGCATTCCGCCATTATATTCAGTGCTTAAAAATTCAGGCGGCAACAATACTGATTTTTGAGGAGCAAATTGCCAATCGCCCATAATTTCTTTTTTAACTTTTTTTAATTCTTCAATTGCGTTTTTATCGCCTTTTCTCAAAGCGTCAACCATTTGCATTTCATATTGACCAAGGTTGTCAAATACTTTCATATTGACAGGCGTATAATTAACAAAACTGTTTTGACCTCGCGTTTCTGCTGTCATCGCAAGACGAGCAAGAGGCGAATACATTTGAGAATGCAAACCCCATGCACGCTCTTCGCCTTGTGCGCCAAAAGTATTTCCTAAAATTGCATGACCAAATGCGTCATGAACCGCTCTAAATTTTTCGTTTTCATTCAACCCAGTGTCTGGATCAATGTTATGCAAAAAGTCATGCCTATCACCTCCTTGAAACACAAAAAGGTGATTATTGTTATGCACATCTTGCAGCATTTGTGCGCTGTTTTCGTAATCGCCCTCTCCGGCTTTGTGAAAAGAAAACCTTAAAGGCAATTTTTTAAATTGTTCGTCGGTTTCTTTTGCCATTTGCCGATAAGATGCTTCCAACAGTTGATCGTAATTTTGTGCGCCAGACTGCTCAACAACTTCTGGCATGGCACGTTGATAAGCATCAAAAATTGCAGTTTTATATGCCGGAGAATCTTCAGAGGCTAATTGAAATGTGCGGCCTATTGCACTTTGTTTTGCCAAAGAAGAGCGTGGCATTTCTGGCTGTGTGACGGCACTAAATCCACGATCTGCAACATATTGATTGGCCGCTTGCAAGGGAGCATTTTGCTCCGCTGGCGGCATTAAAATTGACGACTCCCCCGTGATCGGGTCAAGTTGCGAAGTGCCGTATGCGCTCGGTCCTGTTCCTCTGATGTCGGCTGGCGATCCAGTCCATTCTTTTTGGCCAAAGCCGCTAATTGCTGGCTGATCCGCTCCTGCCGTTCTAGGGGAGATTCTGTAGAACGGTCCATGTTGTGCTGTTTCATATGCTAATCCTTTTAATGTTTGTGCTTCATTTGCCGCCAACCGCTTAGCAATTGATCCTTCCATTGGGATCATAGACATTGCCGCTGTTTTATAATCACCTTGTTGAACCGCTTCTTGCGCTGGAAGAATTGAACCAGCAACAGGAACAAAATCTGACAGGCTCATTCCTGTTGAACCTAATCCACGCGATCCAATTAATCCTTCTACA